TTATCTTGGTATTGAAACGTTTACGATATTGAATATTTGCTTTACATCATCAAGTTGAATATTAAAATCTGGATAAGTGTCTTTATCTGGATTAAGCGAGTGACATGTAATGAATCCGCTTTCAACATCATGTTTTATGATACGTTTATTTAATATTCCTTCAGTTTTATGTACAATTATATAATCTTTAAATCTGTGAGTATGAAATGGACTCCTCCAAAGATGTCTTTGTATCTCCCTACCGGTAGCAATACTCCCGTCTGGTATGCTTTCCTTAGATCCGTCATCCATTGAGTCTCCAACTATCTCAAAAGCTCTATAGTTGCCCCTATGCTGCTTTGTTACTATTATAGTATGTTTAGATAGTTCTTCAATATACTCAGGGTCAGCGTAGCCAGATAAATACCCTGCGTACGCATATTCATTAACTAAAGGCATTACCATTAAATATTGTCCATCTCCAAGCTCAATAAATGGGGTTTCTCCTTGTTCAATTGGGTAATTTAATTCTCCAATTAATCTTCCATTTGAAATGTCGACAGGGAGTATCATTTCTCCTTCGTTATTCTCAAACCATCGCCTAGAAACTCTTAGGTTATCTTCTAGCTTTTGGCCCATAGTCTTAGGTATTTTTCTTGAAGATTTAATTTCTGAAAAGTAAGATTTTGAAGTTTTGATCGCTTTTGCGAACTCCGAATCGTTCTTAAAATCGAAATGCTCTCGAATTTGGTTTAATTTTACGAACTTTTGTGCAAAATTATCTAGCTTTAAATCAGTCATTTACATATTTATGTTCGTTTTTACGAATTAATTATTTGTATAGTTCGTAAACACGAACTATATTTGTATCACATAACAATAACACAAAGGTAATTATAAACATTTAAAACGCATATCGCAAATAACTACTACTATGAACTCACTAGCTAATAATTGGGGTATTAACCTGGAAGTTGAGGTTGGCATATTGACGAAGCGGGAGATAGAGATTGTTCAGGGCTCGATTCTGCCGGATAAGGAATTGGCTTATAATCTAAATATGAGCTACTTCACATTGCTTTCGCATTTGAAAAACATTAGAAACAAGACTGGATTACAGGGTGGAAAAGAGCTTGTTTACTTCGGAATGAAAAAAGGACTAATTAATTAACTACAGGCCATGTATTATAAAAATCCAAACAGGTTTTATCCCTTAATTAAGGGTCAGATTTCTGACAGAGATTATAAATCAATATTGAAAAACACAATTACTGGAATCACCTATTGTAATGTGGTTTACGAAAAAATACCATTAAAATAATAATAATATGGAATTAGCACAAACAACTCCGGCAATTGGGGTTATGACAATCCTTAAGTCGCTCCCAGAAGGGAAGGAAGCTCCGTTCTTAATCAGTCGTGAAGGCTATATACGCAATCAGGCAAGTTTGGCTAACGAGCGTTTCCCAGACCGTGAATATAGTGTTAACCGAAAAGGCAAAACAGTAGTTGCGAGTTGGAAAAGGAGAGAACCATGCAAGGAGTAACATTAGTCGAAACTGAAGAATGGATTGGGCTAAAGCAGGATATCACAGATTTAAAAGCGCTGGTTGTTCAGCTTGCTAATAACGTCTTGAAAAAAGATCCATTATATGATCTTAACCAGGCAGCAGAAATACTGGGTAAAAGTTACCCATGGATATTTCAGAATAAACATAAGATAGGTTGCAGCAAGGTTGGAGGGGAATGGAAAATAAAGCAATCAACAATTGACAGTTATCTAAATCAATCATTTCATAAAGACCAATAAAAAATGACAGCTTTCGACCGACTATTACAAGAGTATCAGCGCCGTGTGGACATGGCATCTGCTGCTGAAATGATTACCCTTACAAATGAAATGCTAAACATCATCAACTATGGTAGGTAATCCAACAAAAGTGCAGGCAGTCTACGATAAGATTGCGCACCAGCACGCCCAATACAGGGAAGCCAAAAAAGCAGCAGTTAGAAGAGCAGCTAAAGCAACTTGGAAACACATGAGCGCTGATACGGCCTTTATAGTGTCGGTAGTAGCTTTTGTCATAGCAATAGTTTATACAGTAGTAACAATATTCACACATTAATATAATAGTCATGGAATTAAAAAAGGCATCCAGAAAACAGGTTAAGTTAAGGCTTAACATTTCTGCACCATCAGGAGCTGGTAAAACTTATTCGGCTTTAAGAATGGCAAAAGGTCTGGTAGGGGATTGGAACAAAATCGCAGTTATTGATACTGAAAATGGATCGGCGTCACTTTATTCGCATTTGGGCGAATTTAACACTATCGATATTAGCGCACCATTTACTCCAGAAAAATACATAGAAGCTATTGATGTATGCCTAGCCGCCGGAATGGAGGTAATCATTATGGATAGCACCACACATGAATGGACTACTCTGTTGGAAGAAAACGAAACATTGGCGCAAGCAAAGTTTCGTGGCAATACTTGGAGTGCATGGTCGCAAACAACGCCTCGTCACGATCGATTTGTAAATAAAGTGCTTCAATGTCCTGCACACGTAATTACCTGTACCCGTTCTAAAACTGAAACGGTAATGGGTGAAGATAAAAAGGTTAAAAAGGTTGGCATGAAAGATCAGCAACGTGAAGGGTGGGAATATGAATTAACTGTTTCATTAAACATTGATCGCGATACTCACCTTGCTATACCATCCAAAGATAGAACCAATTTATTTGAAGGTAAAAACCCATTCTTAATCACAGAGGAAATTGGTGAGCAAATTAAAGAATGGTGTGAAAGTGGTGTTGCAGAAAAACCTGCATCTGACAAACTACGTGAAGCAACTACTTTGGCAGAATTAGCTAACGTTTATAAATCTTTACCTCGTCATGAGCAAGAAGCTAATATTTGCTTGAAAGACCAACTCAAAGCTAAACTAACTCCCTCTACAACTCCAGAGCCTAAAGTACCAGTATTAATGCCTGATGCAGAATATAAGGCATTTATTGCCAAGCTTAAAAAGAAAGGTGAACCAGAATTAGTTGCTAAACGCGAATTCTTCGACTTCACCCCTGAGCAGGAAACAGAGATTGCAAACATTTTGGCATCATTAACAAATGCAGCTTAATTATGAACCTGCCATTATTTAAAATAAGAGCAAGTGCCGCCAGCGAAATTTTAGGCGGCACTATGGGATTAACTGACGTTCAGAACGCTAAGTTACTTGAACTAATTACAAGAAAAGAGCAGTCGGCTTTGGGTAGCGCTAAACCCTTAACTGAAAAGATGGAAGTTGAACTAGCTAACCTCATTTACAAGTTCGAAAATCCTGAATTACCGGAAGGCGCAAAAACATATTGCCAAAAATGGGTTAAAGAGCAGCTTTACAACAGGCGCAAGCACTTTAGCAATCTTTATCTTGAAAAGGGAATTCGGTGTGAAGATGGTGCCATTGAATTTGCATCAGAATACCACGGATGGGAAGGTGCTAAGAAGAACGATGAATGGTTTGAAGATGATTTCATGCAGGGAACCCCTGATATAATTTTGGAAGATCAAAGTCATGTAATTGATATTAAAAATTCTTATGACGCATTCAGCTTTCCGCTTTTTGAAACTGAGATTCCTACCAAAGGTTACGAAACTCAATTACAGGTTTATCTGCATTTAACGGGCCATCAATATGCAACTCTTTGCTATTGCCTAATGGATGCACCTTTGGACATCATGAAAGAGGAAATGCGAAGAATGAGCTGGAAAGAAGGTAGCATGGGGGCTATAAGTCACGAGTTGTATAATAAGGTTAAGGCTGAAATGACCTACTCAAACCTAATCCCTGAGTTACGTTTAAAAACTTTCACAGTCACCAAAGATCAATCGGTTATAGATGAATTGATATTCCGTGTCGAAAAGTGCCGAGAATACATCGAACAATTAATGAATTCAAAATTTCTAATCCAATCCGCTTAATCAACACATCACATATCTGCCCAATTTCGATGCTGATATCTTTGAAGATACTACTGGAGTAAGGGTGTAAATATATTTTTTGCTTAAAAACTATCACAATTTGATATTAAAAGTATTGATATGAAAAAGAAAATCGATCTTTCATCATTACCCATGCATATTATCAAAAAGAATGCAAAGTGGTTCCAAAATTCTAAAACAGGCGAGTGGATCTCTGCTGAAAAGATAAGCGATCACCTCCCAATGTCAGCTCCAAAAGCTGAGGCAATACTAGCTAAAAGATGGGATTTAAATTATTAATTAACCGCCAATGTTGGCAAAGCCGGCCAGGTGTATGGCGAATAAGTAAACAATTTAATACGTAAACAATGCAATTAACAGGACAATTAATCCAAACGACAGGTGTTGAGCAGATCTCGGAAACCTTCAAAAAAACAAATGTCATCATCCGAACGGAGTTTGACAGCCAGTACCCGCAGGAAATCAGCGTGGAGTGCCACAACGACAACATTGCGAAGCTAAAAGATTGCGGAGCTGCTGCAGGTGATGTAGTAACGCTTGACTGCAATCTACGAGGCAAGAAGTACACCAAGGATGGGGTAGACCGATGGTTTAACAGTATCGTTATGTGGAAGATCAGTAAGGTTGGATCAGCAGCGCCATCGCAACAAACAGCGCCATCGACTGCCACTACAACGGCAGCAAGCGCTACGCCTGATCCGGATGATGATTTCCCGTTCTAGGTAGCAAAAGCCCGCCTATCGCCCTGCCTGGTTCGCCATGCGGGGCTTTGGGGGTACAAAACCTTACGTTTTATGAAAGTCACACCACAGGAATTAGCAATAAGATTAGCATGGCCATTGGAACTGAAAAGAAAATGGGCAGTTAACCGGATTGCTGAGTTTGTCATTGAAATGGATGGGGAGGTTTATAATACTTTCTCCGGCGGGAAAGACTCCAGAACAGTTAAGGATTTGATTGATGGAATTTGGGACGGAAGATTTAAAGATGACTTACCGATACATATTTGGAGAAAGGTTGTCAGCTACGCTAAGCCATGCGATTCGTTTTGCAATACCGGATTAGAATTTCCCGAGATTGTTGAGTACGTAAAAACATTTGACAATGTTACTGAACTTAAGCCAAAAATGGGGTTTACTAGGGTTATCAAGGAAATTGGTGTAGCTGTTGGTAGTAAAAAAATAGCCATGATGATTAGGAGATTAAAAGGATATATTTCAAATCCCTCACCCACGAATGCGGCAACAAAAAATCTCTATCTACATGGAATTAAAAGTGATGGTTCAATATCAAAAGGATCTATGCTGCCAAAAATGTGGCGCAAGCTATTAGATGCTCCATTTAAAGTTTCAGATAAATGTTGTGATATTTTCAAAAAACAGCCATTTAAGTTATTTGAAGTAAAAACAGGTCTTAAACCTATAATAGGAACAACTGTAAATGAATCGGCCCAGAGAAAAGTGTCTTACTACATAACCGGATGCAACTCATTTGAAGAGGGCCACGAAAAATGCCGACCAATAAGTATTTGGACTGAAAAGGATATATGGGAATATAGTGAATTGTACGGAATACGCCATTGTGAGATTTACTATGATAGATGGCGTTGGGTTGAGCAGTTAGATGGTACTAAGGTTTGGACTTTTCTAACTGGTGAGAAATCTACCGGGTGCACATTCTGTTTATTTGGACTCCATTTAGATGATAAAACAAAAAATAACAGAATTCAACGCCTTGCTGTAACTCATCCTAAATACTGGCACATAGTCGTAATAAAATGTGGCTTAGGAGAAGTCCTTAAGTTTTGCGGTATTCCATTTATGCCGATGGCCGAAGTAGGAAAACAAACAGAATTATTATAAACCGGCAATATTGCCACCCAATCCCCCTCAACTTTTAAAACGGACTTAGTCTACCCGTGAGTTGAGGTATTAAACTTAAACGACCATGTCAAAAGGAACTGAAGCATTTAAAAAAATCATCAATGATCATTTACAGCACCGAGCTGTTAATGATCCACTATTTGCCGCGACTTTGGCAAAAGAAAATAAATCACTAGATGAATGTATCAATTACATATTTAGTGAAGTTAAAAAATCAGGGTGTGCTGGCTTTGCAGATGAAGAAGTATTTAATATGGCTGTACATTACTTTGATGAGGATAGCATTAAAGATGTGAAAAGTATTAATGGGAATGTAGTTGTTAATCATTCTATGCCTTCAAATAGCAAAGTAGATAAATCTGCAATACCGATGGCTAATCCATCACTGCCTATCAAGAAAGCTAAACCAGTTATATCTAATCAATCTTCACTATTCTGATTATGAAGCCAAGAACTAAACTCGATCATGAGATATATGCTTTAAGTCAAAAGCTGCCTGATATCAACCAAGCGCAGGAAAAATGGGGATATAAGAATTGCCTTAGACATGTTGCCTATCGTACAAAAAGTAAAGTTTTCTGTTTGGACTGTGGTAATATTTGGGATGGGCCAAGGACAGGGGAAAAATGCAAATGCCCGACTTGCGGCACTACATTAACTATTGAGGATACCAAAAAGAAAAAATTTAGTCAAACGAGTCAAAAGCTAGCGATTGTTGATGTATTGGGTGGATTTCAAGTTTTACGACACTTTGAGATCTGGTCGCATCACAGGGTGGGCGAAAAACCGACACAATACACTTTCGAGATCGTCCAACAGTGGTTTAAACCAGAAACTGATGTTACCATTATAGGCAGAGTTCAGTTTATGGGCAATCAATCTTATAGTGGCGATATGGAAATAAGAGGTGGTGGCCGAAGTTACAGGGGTGCTGATTATTATCCTTGGTCTACAGCCGTATATCCGAAATTCAACTGTCTGCCGATCTATAAACGTAACGGTTTTACTTCAAAGGTGAGGGATATCGGGTTGTTTGATCTATTCAAGAACTTACTTCATGATAGCATATCTGAAACTTTGATCAAAGCTAAACAGTACGATTTATTGTCATGCCGGATTGGTAATAGATCTCATGAGGTTCGGGAAGTATGGTCATCCATTAAAATTGCTATTCGCAATAACTTTAAGATTGATGACGGCATCACCTGGTTAGATTATTTGAAGTTGCTTAAAAAAGATGGTAAAGATCTGCAAAGTCCAAAATATGTGTGCGCTAAAAATTATAAGCAGATCCATAATAAGTATGTTCAAAAGCAACAGGAAATTAGGAGAATACAGGATGAAATCAGAAATGCTGAAGATGCTGAAAAGCAACGGATCAAAGCCGAAATGGATAGTTCGACATACATCAAAGATAAAGGCATTTTCTTTGGGATAAGGTTGAGCTATGGCAGCTTATCTATCAAGGTTTTAGAAAGTGTCAAGGAGTTTTTTGAAGAAGGCAAGGCACATGGCCATTGCGTTTTCACAAACAACTATTTTTCAAAAACCGATTCCCTCGTTTTATCAGCAAAAGTCGATGGGGTGCCAACTGAAACTGTTGAAGTTTCATTAAAATATTTTCGCATACTCCAGTCGCGTGGACTTGATAATAAGCCAACTAAACATCATCAATCTATAGTGGACTTGGTTAATAAAAATATGTATCGAATAAAACGCGCAATGAAGCCTATGAAAGCCAGAAAAGTTGTGCAGGATAAAGTAGGGGCGGTGGCATGAGAAAATTTACCCCAGAAGAGGATAAGTATCTAAGAGATAACTACCTCAGCATTCCTGCAAAGAGAATGTCTAAAAACTTGGGCAGATCTGAGAGTAGTGCCAGACAAAGGATGGCGCTGTTGGGAATCGTTGTGCCTGTTCATATCACCGAAAAGTTCAAACTTGAAAGCCGCATTAAACCTGGAAATATTCCACCAAACAAAGGTAAAAAACAAACTGATTATATGAGCGCTGAAGCTATTGAACGCACAAAAGCAACGCGGTTTAATAAAGGTAATGAACCTCACAATACTAAACATGATGGTTACGAGCGCATATCTAAAGATGGATATGTTCAGATCAGGGTAACTAAAGGTAAGTTCAGGTTGAAACACCGGGTAGAATAGGAAAAAGTTAATGGATACATTCCGCAAGGACATATATTGGTATCACTTACTGATGATATTACTAATTGCGATCCTTCAAATTGGGAACTAATCACAATGCAAGAAAACATGCTTCGCAATAATGATTTAGATAACCCAAGTGATAATAAGATAGCATCTTATTTGGCTACCAAATCAAAAAAGATGCATAAGGAACTAAAACTGGAATATTTAAAACATCCTGAATTAATACAAGCGAAGAAAACACAATTTTTAATTAATAGAAAAATCAAAAAACATGGCCAGAAATAAAATAGCAGATCTTAATGATCATTTATTTGCTCAACTCGAAAGATTAAATGACGAAGATTTAAGTAAAGAAGATCTTGATAAAGAGATCGATCGAGCCAAGGCAATGAGCGGTATTGCTAACCAAATCATAAATGCTAATAAATTAACACTTGAAGCTGTAAAGCTTGTGTCTCGTGGTGAAATAGGTAAGACTGAAATACCGGATAATTTTGGAGTAAAGGCAATTGGGTAAGCTATCCACTTAAATCTAGTAGTATATTATTATGACCCATCAAGAAAAAAAGGCCTTCATATCTAAAAACTGGCATCACATGGATGATAAGCAACTGGGTAATCTTACTAACCTCAGTGAGCGATCCGTGCAGCGATACAGAATGGAGCTAAATCTGCAAAAGTCACGATTCAGTATAAAGGATAAGGCAGGTATCGCTCTGGTCATTGAACTGTTCGCAAACGGAAGTACAGTTGCCCAGATTGCCAGGTTAACGGGATGTTACGGTCAGCTGATCTCAAATCTGATCGAAAGACACTGGCTTTTTAAGAAGCGAGAGTTAACGACAATAACATTAGTATTAGAAAGCAAGATTAATTTTTTTTGTGACTAAAAGTTATCACAATTTGATATTAAAAAGATTAATTTGTATATTTGTTATGCGGCCGTCACCGAACCTTAAGACATTAACAAATTCCACCCCTGTACATACTCCAATAGCCATATTGGAATGCTTGACGGCCATTTTTGTATAGGGGTGGGGTTTAAATAAAACGAAACTAATAATGAGTTTATCGACCAAACAATCCGATTTCTTGGGCGCTGTTCTCGCGGGCCAAAATGTATTTCTTACCGGTAAAGCTGGGACAGGAAAAACCTTTGTGGTAAAAAAGGCCATTGAAGAATTGCGCATACTAGGAAAAAAGGTTGTGGCGCTTGCTCCTACAGGAATAGCGGCAAACAATGTTGGTGGTCAAACGATTCATTCGATGTTTAATCTAAATCCATTCGGTGTAACATCATTCGAAAACTGCAATTTTCTTAAAGGTGAAAAACGCAGGATGTTGGATGCTATTGATGTTCTTCTGATTGATGAGATATCAATGCTTCGACCTGATATTTTGGATGGGATAAACTGGACATTATTAAAAAATGGATGTGCACCGCTTTCTACTAAACAGGTTATTTTTATTGGAGATCTAAAGCAGTTGCCTTCTCCACTCGATGACAATACGAGATCCGTTCTATATCAAACTTATGATGGTGAAGAATTTTTCAATGCTAAGATTTATCCAAAACTAAATGTTACCAATATTGAACTTGATGAGGTTCTACGCCAAAGCAATCCAGATTTTATTGAAGCGTTAAATATTATTCGTGAAGGTGGTAAAGCCGAATATTTCAGAAAGTTCGTAGGCACCGAGCCAAAAGGAGTAATACTGGCCCCTCATAATGCTACCGTTCAAAAGTATAATAAACTTGGCATTGATGCTGTCAACGGAGATTTGTTCGAATACCATGCTGAAATAACCGGAAATTTAAAAGCCGACGATTTCAACCTAGAAACAGTTGTTCGGGTTAAAAATGGCTGCAAGATTATGTATTTGGTTAATAGCAAAAACAATGACTTGGTTAATGGTACCATAGGCACATTCGTATCCCATGCCGGTTGCCAATACATTCGAGTTGGAGAGGTGGATCACGCATTGAATGAGGTTGAGTTTACTAAAAAAGAATATGTTCTTAATGATGCAAAGGATGCACTTGAATTAAAAGTAATCGGCACCATAAAGCAGTATCCAATCAAACTGGCATACGCTCTTTCTATTCATAAATCACAGGGCCTAACCTTTAGCGAAGTTACTGTGGATCTAACTAGACCTTGTTTCCAACGCGGCCAAATGTATGTAGCACTATCCAGAGTTACAACACCAGAAGGATTAAGAATTATAACAAATTAATTCACGATTACATAATATTTAGTATATGAGCAATAATATAAGTGATTTGGCTAACGTCATTATTGAAACAAAAAGATTCATAGAAAATCTTTCATCCATAGAAGATTCCGGATCTTGTAATTTGGATACTGTAATTGTTGATTTTACAGGGTGGAAGCAAAAAGAAGTTGATTTAGTAGCTTCAGAATGTGGTTTGCAAATTGGGGAGAAGATGAATGGTTGGCATAAAGGATATCGATTCATCTTCTTCAAAACAAATTATCAGGCATCAGGAAGAACGAAGTTGGTAGAATCAGCAGCATTAAAACTGAAGGATCTAGGAGTATCATCTGCTAGTGTATGGTATAAAACTGATTGATTATGCAGCTAAGAACATACCAATCAGAAAGCATATTTCATCTTAGGGAAGGATTTGCGAATAAACATCAAAGACAGGTATTGACGCTCCCAACCGGCGCAGGCAAAACTGTCGTTTTTTGTGAAATGGCAAGGATGGCGCATAGCAAAGGTACCGTAACATTAATACTTACTGACAGAACAGAGTTATTTAAACAAACCATAAAGTCACTAAATAGAGTTGGCATTACTGTTGAAGAAATTTCACCAAATAAAAAACACATTTACGAAGGAGCAACTGTATACCTAGGTATGGTAGAAACGCTTAAGAGAAGGAAAAACCTTTCCATTGAGCCTAATCTGATAATCATAGACGAAAGTCATAAAGGAAACTTCACCAGCATACTCGAAAAATATCCGAACGCAAAAGTAATTGGTGCTACAGCAACCCCGGTTGGTAATCACTTTTTCAAATACTACCAAAACATAGTGCAAGTTATTGATGTTCCTGAGCTCGTATCTAGAGGATATCTAGTTAAATGTAAAGCTTATCAAATGCAGGATGATTTTTCGGATTTGGAAACAAAATCTGGAGAATATACTGATTATTCATTGCTTTCTCATTTCGATAAAGCTGTTCTTTACGATGGAGTAATTGATTGGTGGAAGAAGTATGCGATGGGATTAAAAACAATTTGTTTTAATGTCAACATTGAACATACTATCAAAACTCACCAAGCTTTTGTTGCTGCTGGAATTTCAAGTGAATACGTTACAAGTAAAACTACTAAGGAAGAAAGAGATCGTATTCTGGCAGCGTTCACTGCAGGTCATTTTCAAGTTTTGAATAATTGTGGAATACTTACGACTGGATATGATGAACCAACTATAAGTTGTGTTATAATGAACCGTGCAACTAAATCATTGCCCTTGTTCTTGCAGTGTGTTGGCCGAGGTTCTAGAGCATTGCCAGGAGTCTTAGATGGACTATCCACTGATGAAGAACGTTTGGCAGCAATTGCATCATCTGCTAAACCACATTTCATTTTACTTGATTTCGGTATGAACCATGATAGACATGGAATGTGGAATGAACCAAGACTTTGGAAGTTGAAAGAGCCAAAGGAAAAGCAGGAAACATCTGCACCAGTTAAAAAATGTGGAAATGAAGAATGCGAATGTTTGGTCCCGATATCTGCAAGGGAATGTAACTTCTGTGGATATGTTTTCCATATCGCTGAAGCAGCAACGAAAGAGGGAGTGATGGTAGAGGTTACACCGAAAGTTCCGTCTGGGTTGATTGGTAGACGAATAAGTGATTTAACTATTGATCAATTGATTGAATTAGAAAAAAGCAAATCATATAAATCTACATTCATTTGGCGGGTTGTTAGGTCAATGGGTAAAGATACGATACTATACTATGCCAACATCAAAGGCTACAAAAAAGGGTGGATCGAAAGGCAGATGGATGGAATGGATGATTGTGAATATACGGATTATAAATTGATAGGTTAATTATGGGGAAAATTTCATTTTTTAAATCATTTCCAAGGAAGGGACAGCCCCATGTATCGGATGAGATTACAACTGTAATTGATTTCCTTAATCAAGTTAAATATGGTAAATGGAAAGATCAGGTTGAAAAAATTCGAATTGAACAGGAAAAAACAATCCGTGATAGGCTCAAAACCGGATTGCCATCAGTTACTATTTCAGGCACTTTCGTAGAAAGGAAAGAGGAAAATATAATAGAGCATAGTGGATTCATTTGTATAGACATCGACTATTTTACCGATAAGTCAGCCCTATTGGATGACCCATACACTTTTGCTTTATTTAAATCTGCTAGTGGTGGTGGTCTTGCCGTTTTCGTCCGTATCAATCCAGAGAAACATAAAGAGTCATATAATTGGTTGAGAAACTATTATTTTCAATCATTCGGTATAGTTGTTGATAGAGCTCCTAGTAATCCCGCATCTTTGCGTTTTGCATCTTATGACCCAGAATTGTTCCTGAATGAAAAATCCAGAATAGGAAAATTTGTTACTGCTAAGCCGAAGAAAATTCATTCACTTCCAATTGTTATTCCAGGAGATACTGTTGGCGAAATGATAACAGAATGCGTTAACCTTGGTCATAATATTGCCCCTGATTATGACTCATATTATAAGCTTGCCTTTGCTTTAGCAGATGGATTTGGAGACAACGGCAGGCAATGGTTCCATTCGTTGTGCTCAGTGTCCGAGAAATATGATAGCAGGCATGCTGAGAAGCAGTATGATATTGCATTAAAAGGAAATAAGCAAGGAATAACTGTTGGGACACTGTATTGGATGTTGAAGCAGGTTGGTATTCACGCACCAGTTACCGATAACAAACCTCTGCAAATAGCCGCAATGGCTAAAAAATCGGGTAGGAATAAAGAAGCGGTAAAGCAGCAGTTGACCGAAATAAATGGCCTTGATCCTGTTCAGGCTGAAAACTTGGTTGATGAAGTATTCAAACGTGATGATATATCGATAAAGTCTGCTTCTGGAGATACGGATGAACTTATTCAGGCTTTTTTTGAGTGGATGCAGCAAAATCATCCAATGAGAGTAAATAGCATCACCAGGGTAATTGATGAAGCTGGAAAGGAGGTTAAAAGGGAAAGAATAAATAGCATTTATCTTCGTGCGAGAATGTTTTTTAATACAAAAGATATCACAAAGGACCTTTGTGAGAGTTATATTTTCTCCGACTTTATAAGTGAATTTAACCCAATTACCGAATATATTGAAAAAAACATACATCGTAGATCTGTAGGAAATATTGCATCCCTTGCCAAATGTATCCGTTCCGAAACTAAAATGAAAGAAATTTTTGTTAGAAAATGGTTCATTTCACTGATAGCGGCATACAATGGTCATCCAGTTCGGTCTGTACTTGCTCTTTGTGGAGGACAAAACACTGGTAAAACAGAATGGTTCCGCAGGCTATTGCCTCGGGGATTGCAGAAGTATTATGCTGAATCTAAGTTAGATGCAGGTAAGGATGATGACATGTTAATGTGTCAGAAACTTATAGTAATGGATGACGAGATGGGAGGCAAGAGTAAGCAGGATGAAAAAAGATTCAAAGAACTAACGAGTAAATCCATATTCTCGCTCCGCGCACCGTACGGACGAAACAACGAAGATTTTAAGAGGCTTGCTGTGCTTTGTGGAACCAGTAACGATCATGAAGTTATAAATGATCCTACAGGTAACACAAGGATATTGCCAATAAATGTTATTTCACTTGATCATGAGCTGTATAATTCAATTGATAAAGATGAGCTTTTTATGGAAGCATATAGGGCTTATGAGGATGGAGAAATGTGGCAGCTAACAACAGAGGAATTGGCGGAGCTGAATGCAATGTCTAAAGATTTTGAGGGGGTACCATTCGAGCGCGAATTACTTATGGAGTTTTTTTCGCCGCCTACTCCAGGTAAATATTCAGAATGGCTAACTAACTCTCAAATTAAGGATATAATAGAAACTAATACAAAGCAAAAAATTACCAATATTAAAAAATTTGGAATGGAGTGCCGAAGGCTTTTTGGTGATCCAAAATCAAAAAAGATAAATGGATCTGACCTGAAAAGATACGAATTAGTTCGATTTTCTAATAAGGTAGTTACCGGAGGTAACGAAAATGAATTATTTACACCTTCGCAAGGTGCTGATGATGAGGTAATTCCATTTTAGGCGGTAAGAAGGTATGGATAAATTATTTTATTAGATGATTTGATTCTATATCGTGTTTGAAAAATTGACAGTATTGCTAATAATGTTCTGAACAATACTAACATTAATATATACTTACCTCCTTACCTTTTTATAATAATAAGAACAATAAACAACCTCAAAATATATTTAAAAGCAATTTTTGGGGCGGTAAGTAGAAAAATAGATTACTTACCGATTAATTACCTCCTTACCTTTTTAAATATTAAGAATATGGAATTTAGAGATCAATCAGAAGTAGCAATTCAAAGCAAGGCTTATGTTAATCTATGGAACAATCGGCCAGACCTTCGCGGAAGGGTCTTCGCGATAAACAACAACAGTCAGAACTCAATAAAAGGAGCATTAAACAAATCAATGGGAGTTTTACCAGGTGTAGCGGACATGGCATTCATACTAAATAACGGAGGAATACTATGGATAGAATGGAAAACACCAACTGGATCGCAAAGTAAACAGCAGATAGAATGGGAGAAAACCATCACACAGCTGGGGCATACTTACGTTATCGTTCATTCAGAACAAGAGTTTTTATTAGTAATCGACCAATACAATGCCTAAATCAAACGAAATACGGGAATTAAAACCATACGACTGGTATAAGGATGCGAAAGGAAGAGTGTGGTGTGTAGTGCGTATTTGGCCTACTGGAAAACCAGAAGAATGCACCATAGATATTCTTGAGCTAGGCAAACAAAATCCAATTAATCAACCAGAATCATTATTAATCAATCTCATAAGAAATGGACACTTCCAAAAATACAGCAGATAAATCAAAAGAATGCCAATGCGATAAGCCTTTTTCGACATGCCCATTCGCAACTGAAACACCACATGGAGATAAGTGGTATTGCGAAAAAAAATTGAACAGCCGGGATAATAAAAAAAATTTTCGTTAATCTTATAACAATTTGATATAAAAAATATAACTTTGTGAAACAACACGAGATTATGCCACAGGAGGGATTGATTATTAGCAGGGTATTGGCACATCGCAACTATGCGCTTTATGCAGCCCTACAAGAAGAGGTAACGCCAATGCTTACCGATTTGCACTACATCAAGGAAGTGCAGGAGGTAGTCAACAGCATGTTCCCTGACCTGGATGCTAGGGATAAGCAGATTTACTTTGCATCTTGTGTTTATTACTTCTATTGCCCTGCATCATTTGTGGGTACCAAAGTTCAAAAGCTACCAATCGGAATCCGTGATGAAGCCGCAAAAGTTCTTGGATACACCAATCCAGAAAACATTAACGCCCTTCGTACCATCGGAGAAGTATACATGAAAAACCCAACCAAACGCGCCAGGATTGAACAAGTGAAAGAATATTTTAAGAAGTATTCTGTAAGGGATATGGATTGGGAACTTAATCTTGTGTAGTTATGGCGGCACCAAAAGGAAATGCTTTCTGGAAACAACGTAGCAAACATGGCAGGGATAAATTATTTGAATCCTCAACAAAGCTATGGAACGCTGCATGCGAATATTTTGCCTGGTGTGATGAAAACCCTTGGATGAAAGTTGAACAGCTTAAAAAGCCTGTAGTAGTTGAGGATAACGAAGGAAATGAAGTAGTTGAATCTTTAGCCCATCTGCCAACAGCAAGACCATACTCACTCGGAGCACTTTGTTTATACCTTAACTGCAATACTGCATTCTTTAGGCAATTTAAAAAGTCTCTTAAAAAGACTGACAAAGATTTTTCTACGGTCATTTCGCGTATAGAAGATATCATATCAACACAACAGTGGGAGGGTGCAACAGTTGGCGCTTACAATTCAAATATAATTTCCAGAACACTTGGCTTAGCTGACAATCAAAACATCAAACATGATGGTATTCCTGAAACACCTGCAGCTAAACAGGTAATGATTTTTAACGGACAAAAAATTGAGTTTTAGTTTTGAATCGGATGAGGATATTCTTCCTGAGGAAATAACGCTTTTTGAATCGTTTCCAAAACAGGGTGAGTTCTTTACTGCTGTTACGGGTGGTGAATTTTCTTTTGTTCTTTATGGCGGTGCAATCCGTGGTGGTAAAACGTTTGTGCTTCTTGCTATCTTCTGTTTGTTATGTAAAGTATTCCCTGGATCCAGATGGGCTGTAGTTCGTAAGAATTTACCGACAATTAAGAAAAACCTTTATCCATCATGGAATAAAATAAAACCGGATACATTCATTGAGAAGATGAACAATGAAACCCATACGGTGACATTTAAAAACGGTAGCCAGATTATATTTTTCCCTGAAAACTATAACCAGGATAAGGAGCTGGATAGATGGAAAGGTTTAGAGGTTAATGGCTTTGGCTTTGAGGAAATAAACGAGTGTCAGCAGATGAGTTTGTTTAAAGCTTTTGAGCGGGCCGGATCCTACATTATACCAAAGCTTACTATCCAGCCTAAGCCAATTGTAATGGCGACATGCAATCCAACTCAAGGGTGGGTAAAAGAATTGATTTATACACCGTGGAAGAAAGGAACACTTAAACCAACATGGCATTACATTCAGTCTCGAATCCATGATAATTTACCTCTTTTAGCTGCACAGCCGCATTATCTTCCTTCGCTAAGGGAAAACCTTAACCATTACGAATATGAGGTTTATGTTGAGGGGAATTGGGATGTTCAATTAAAAACAGGTGGAGAGTTCCTGCGTAAGTTTGAATTAAGTGATCACGTTCGGCCATTGGATTGGGATATATCCAACATGATGCATGTATCCATTGACAATAACGTTTACCCTTACATCGCCGTTTCTATTTGGCAGCTGGTTAAGACGGGTAACGGATGGATCATTCGCCAGGTGCATGAGCTTCCGGCTGAGGATCCAATCAATACAGCGACAAAAGCCGGTAAAAATGTTGGGCAATGGCTGAAGGATATCGGCTATGTTGGCCGGGTGATGATTTATGGTGATAAGTCAACCAAGTCTCGGAATACCATATCTGATGATAAAAAAAGTTTCTTCCAGCTGTTTACAGAGGGAATGAGTAATGAGGGCTTTAAGTTTGATGATAAGATGCTTAATAATGCGCCAGTAGTGTCAACTATTGCCGATTTTGTTAACGCAATATTTGCCGGGGAAATACCGGGTTTATCGTTTGAAATAGCAGAGCATTGCCGTAAATCAATCAATGATTATATTGAGACCAAGACTGATAAAGATGGATCTATGTTAAAGGTTAGAACTAAGCATGCCAGTATCGAGGGACTTACCTATGAAAAAAACGGCCACTTAACCGACACATTAAAGGATTTTATAGTGAGTGCTTTCCATACCGAATATTTATCATTCATCAACAAGAAAAAAGGATTGGGTGTGCGTGCGCTTAGCGGGGTTTAGAGCCTGTCTGTTATTGCTTTGGCCAAGTCTTGTAGGATGGCTGATGCCTTGGCAAGATCATCATCTGTTAATCGCTGATGTCCGTTACCAGACTTTCTATTTGCGACCTTATCATTTAGCCTAGACCTGGACGTCGGCTTATCGCCATATAGTTTTTTAGCAATACCAGTAGCATTGATTTCCGGCATAGCCAGTATCTCTTTTAAATTATCCTCAGTCATAATGCAAAGATAGGCTAAAAAAACAAAGTAAAGAACATTTGTACTATATGACAATTCGATGACAAATAGAATAAATAAGTAATGTACATTTGTTCTATACAAAAACGAAAAGATTATGTTACTAACCGAAAAACACAAACAAGCTTTAATAAAGGAGCTTGAAGAAGCTAATGAATGCCTACAAGAGGCTCAAAAAGACATTGACACAAAAAACTGGACTAGCGAAGATTCAAAAGCCTCATTAGAGGTTTGGAGAGAAGTGATCTGGCAAAGAGTAAAGTTTATCAGAGAAAATCTAGAAAGACTTGACGTTTACGGATAAACAAAAACACACCCCGCCCTGAAAGAAAGGCGGGGATTTGGCAGTAAACAGCAATAGGGTTGTTTGTTAAATTGCAGATTATGAAAAAAGGAGACTATGTATATGGCTATCATTATGAAATTGGTACCATCCCTGGCAAAGTAGTACGTGTGAATAATAAAACTATAACATTTAATGACGGTTTTAAAAATTACACCCTAAGTAAATCAAATGTTAAACTTCAATCTGAACATTATGGCAATTAGTCCTAAACAAATAGAGGTTGGGGAATGGCTTTATTATGGGTGTTTTATTCAAAAACAAGTCAATATAATTTTACCGCCTTTTGTAGTTTTCAAGAATAATAAAGCACAAACACATATTGGTACTTGCTACACTTTTACAGAAGCTAAAAAGCTATGTATTTTAAACGAGGTTAAAGAACAGTATTTAGAGTTTTAATATTAGAAAATTATTAATAAAAAAATAAGCCACCCTTACTGCAATTGCGGTAATTCGCCCGCCACGCCTCCTTAGTTGGTTGCTGGGATTTTGGGTGCCAAGCAATACATACGGCAAACCGTAAACTATCAACATCAAAACATCACATATTAACCAAAGTAAAATGAAAACAAGAAAAATTGAGTTTACGGAATCAGAGCTTAACGATTTATTCCATGTATTGAGAACTGAGGTACAGCGCATCGATAATACTGATTGGTCAAAAGAATATCCTGCAAGGATGCAAAGGGAAAAATCTAATGCAGATAAGTATGAAAAGTTAATGGAGAAAGTTAGGCCGTAGAAGGGTAAAATCTTTTTTTTAATTATTTTCTATAACAATTTGTTATTAAAAAGATAAGTAGTATATTTGAATAAGCAAACGGGAAACCAAGCGAGCCGCGATCTGAAACAAGTCGTGGCTTTGGCATCACTAGCACTTGCTAATGCATTAACACATAAACATGAATGATTATGTAATCACAAATAAGGACTAGCCTCCCAGATCGATGACGATTGATCAACGGCTCTTGAGATAGATGAAACCCACCGACTGTATTTATTTACGGGGTGGGTCTTTTAGGTGAGAGCGTTACGTGTCGGGCAATTTAGTCCGGCGCGTTTGCTTAAAGATATTGGCCGCACACGCGACCTGATACCTTAACAATCTCCGCAAGGAGTGATGTAATCAAAAACAAAGAAGGGCAGTTAAATCCTACTGCATGGGCGCCAAAACATCGTCCTGTTTACCCTGGGTTGTTAAGGTTTATATATAATATACAGCTTGGTGTTTGGTGTTCGGAACACCTAAACTGATAGACGTATCAGTGACATAAGAATTGGGTTCGAATCCCAGCCCGGCGCATGGACTGGACGAGTACATTTATAAACGTGAGATCACGGGAAATGGTTAATCGGGTGCCAATAGTCCGCACCATTAAAGTCCTGCACCAATGGGTATCCAGTCGGTAGCAGGCAACACATTCGCCCAGTTGGGCATGGTTAGGTTTGGTTTAGTAGCAGGGTGGTTCCTGCTACTTTTTTTAGACACAAATTGCCAAAAGGCGTAAGAATATGAGCAACAAAATTAAGTTCGGTGAAATAAATAAAGTCAAAATTGATCACACCAAAATAAAAACTATTGATGATGTGGCTTTAATATTTAAATACATGAAAGTTGAATTAGTATGCGTAAGTGAGAACGGAGCTTACCAGGAGCTAAAGCACCTATTGTGTAATGATGTGACCCATATGTCGGATCAAGAAGTTGATGCAATGAGGGATAAAATATAGGGTTATGGAGCTTAACAGGATACATCATTTAAATTTCTTAGAGAACACATTACCTGATAAATGTGTTCAGCTTATTATTGCTGATCCTCCTTATTTTGAAGTGAAGGGAAAATTCGACTTTATATGGAAATCATTCGATGATTACTTAAAAGATGTTGAAAAATGGGCTATTGAATGCAAAAGGTTACTTGCAGATAATGGTACGTTACTATGGTACGGACACGCCAAGAAAATTGCTTATGCTCAAGTAATAATTGACAGGTATTTTAATCTTGAAAATAATTTAGTTTGGAATAAAACCGACTGTCAAACAATAAAGGGAATAAAAGACTACCATTGCTTTGCTCCAGTTACTGAAAGAATATTAATGTACTCTAACGAGATTGATATGAGATACATTAATAAAATGTATTATACACCTTCTCTTTTCAAAAGTGTGATTGATAAATTAAATAAAAACATAACTGACAGGCAACAAGCTTTTGATCTTTTAAGAAAAGATGGAAGATATTCGTCTGAACAATCGTTGAAAACGCAAACAAAATACAAGTTTGGATGGGGTTCTAGGTTTGATATGATGGATGAAAAAATTTACAATTTATGTAAGCAAGAATTAAAGTTCGAGTTTTCTTATGAGGAAATAAAAAATGAATTTGATTTAATAGTGAGAAATCACTTGAGTAAAGGCAGATTTTTTAAAAACACATTATATACTGATGTTTTATGTTTTTCTCAAGAAGCCCATATAACAAGAAAATATAATCATGATACAGTAAAGCCAGAAACTCTATCTAGGGTACTGATAAAAACCTGTAGTCGACCAAATGATTTAATACTAGTTCCGTTTGCGGGATCAGGTACCGAATGTGCTATGTCTATAAAAGAAGGTAGAAATTTCATTGGTTTTGATATTGAAAAAAAATATGTTGACATGGGAAACAAAAGGGTGAAAAGCGTTACTGAGCAACCATCAATGTTTCAAATTGCAAGCTAATGATCCAATCCAACACCACCCTAACAAACACAAAGCATATCCTTTGGTGGGTGTGCATGGCAGCGATAAGCGCATACACTTATTTCACTAACAATTAACAATATGAGAATTTTTAAAAAAGTATTAGCGATTTCGCTATTGGTTTTATTGGGTCTATTTGTCTCAACATGTTTGGGCATCAGAATGACAGGACAATTAAACTGGATGACTCTGGCATACGGAATTCCTGTTTTTCTTTTGCTTGGAATAATTGCTTACGCCATTACATGGGCTATAAGTGTACTGTCATGACCATCAAACAAACAACCTGGCTCGCGATCATAGTGATCAGCGCATGCATTTGGACAGCCATAGTTTTGGCGATTTACACAGTAATTAGATAAACAAACAATATGAAATTCGGATTTAGAAATCTTATGGCCGCCATGATGGGGGTGGCATTAATGGGGCAGGCAGGACAATCTGCGGCCAAATCAACACAGGAATTGGAGAAATCATTGAGATTGGCGACGCCCTCATCAGATTATACATGGAAGCACCCTCGAAGTAAACGCCCGACCACGAAACGCGTTAAAAAGCAGAACAAACTTCGCCTTTCCCACAACGCAAAATTAAAGAGAAGGAGGACGAAGTAATGCAGCAACTAACAAAACTACAATTATGGACAGAAAACGTTGGTGTATTGCAGAACCATATCTATCAACAAAACGTTGAAGCTGGTTGGCATTCAAAACCTCGTGAAGTTGGTACATGCCTTATGCTTATCGTCAGCGAGGTAGCCGAAGCTATGGAAGGCGACAGGAAAGGTTTAATGGACGATCATTTGCCCGACAGACCAATGCTTGAAGTTGAATTGGCTGATGCAATCATCCGCATCCTTGATCTGGGTGGTCGCGAAGGTTTAGATATCGCAGGTGCCATTCACGATAAATTAATTTATAATCAAAACCGAGCTGATCATAAGCTTGAAAATCGGAACAAAGAAGGAGGAAAGAAATACTAATGACACAAACAGCAATTTTAGAGAGAGAGAATAAGCGCTTGCGTGGTTTGCTCCACGAGGGCGCAGAAATAGCAAAAGCATTTCAAAAGGAAACGGGTATGGTCTGGGGTGAGCGCATCGGTTTGTTTCTGAAAGATGTTGAAGGCACGCCCTTTAGCGTTAAAGATTACCATTACGAAAAGCCAACTGGAGAGCAGTAGGATGAAAAGAAAATACAAAATTTCGCTTGATAGTATCGGTTATTATAACGTTTATTATCGTTATTGGTGGCTTCCTATATGGCTTAAATCAAATAGCTGGATTCATAGCTTTAGAACTATTTCGGAGGCAAAAGAATATATCAATAAAAAAGAAAATCCTGTTTACTTATGAAACTATACAAAGCAACATCGTCCCGTGATACATTTATGGGGCCAGTAATCGACATAACTTACATTATAGCCGATAATATTGCCGAGGCAGCAGATCAAGCACCAGAGTCAAGCAAGATTGAATTTATATCAGATAAATTGATTGTAAAACAAAAGGAGAAATAAACCATGTGCAACTGTATAAACATTGAAGCTGGAAGTTATGGGAACCAGGTTTCCCTATCCCGCCCTAATCATATGATTGGGCAAACACAAGGATCTGCAGGCGATACGATTTGTGTCGATGCCTGCCTATCTGCCGAAATACAATCGCTTTGGGATTTAGGTATATCAACTACAGGATGTTGTTGTGGGCATAATTACCTGCCGCCATTTATTGGAGTAATCGATGAAGATATTCCAAAAATGAAAGGGTTAGGCTATGTGGTTGCACCAAATGAAACCGACCTATCCAGGGAAGATGGTTTTAAGCCTAAGTCATGTTAATCCTTACCAACCCGCGCAAATAAAACCACCACCAAAATACCCTGCTTTATGTGGGGTATTTTTGCTTTTAGGCAAAGCCTACGATAAGAGATATGGAGAAAGAGGAATTAGAGGCGTTATTGGATGATCCTAAGAAACTGGTGGATGCGGTTACCGATTTGGCGCCTGAGATACCGGATGATGCGGAGAATTTCGAGCCTGAGCAGCACCGTGTTGTAACAGATAAGCAGTACAGGCCGGATAGGCAAGTTGATGTTGCTACAGGACAAAAGGACCCTGCAGGTAACGAAATCTACCGCAAGGAAACTAAAGCCGTTCACCGTATTCCATCTGCTACCCAAAAGCTTATTATCGATTGGAGTGTAGACCTCGCATTGTCGGCAGGCATAGGCATTGATTGTACGCCAAGAGAAGGTAATGCAACAGATGAAATTATGCTTGCCATGGTTAAGAAAACTTTGGAAGATAATAAGTTTGACTACCTGGCAATGGAAATCGAACGGATTAAGCAGCGATTTCTTACAGTACTTTTGGTTTGGTATAGCGTACCTGCAGAGCCAGGTTATTGGGATGATATTATCCCAGGTGGCAGCAGTCGATTTAAAATGCGATGTACCATAATGAGCCCAGAAGATGGTGATGTTATTATCCCGCTTCGTGATCAGTATAAAGATATGATAGGAGCAGCTCGGAAATACATTGTAAAGATTGATGGGCAGAAGGTAAATAAGATGGATCTATTCCTATCTGATAAATACATGACTTTTATCGAATCAGAAACCGGTTGGGCATTGGAAAAATCAACGCCAATCCCCTACGGAAAGGCCAATTTCATTTTAGATGAGCAGAAGCGTACAGAGTGGGCCGATGTAGCTGCAAAGATCGAACGTATTGAAAAGATAGATTCAGATAGCGCAGATGAAAACGAGATTAGCGCATTCCCTATACTTGTTGCTACAGGTGAAATAGTGGCCGCTTCGGGTGGTGGCGCTTCAAACACCCGTAAAACATTTCAGATGGCAGGAGAAAAGGCTGACCTGAAGTATGTAGAGTCTAAAGGAGGGCAAGAATCAGCAAGTAACGAACGCAAGAACATCAGAACCGATATTTTTACCGAAACAGCAACTCCTGACCTTAAATTTGAAGATATATCAGGTGATTTACCCGGCGTAACCATTGAAATGATGCTTTTACCATCAACAAACAAGGCCAAACGCAAGCATAAAGGCTCTATAGGTATGTTTCATCAGCGAAATTTCAATTTCTTGAAGTCTGCTATGTCAATAATCAATGTAAATGTTAAGCCGTCACTTAGCCTGGTGATTAAGCCTAAGTTTTCAATAGATCTACCTAAAAATAGAACTGAAGATTTTGACAATGCAGTAAAATTATACGAAGCTAGACTTATTTCCATGAAAACAGCTATAAATATGCTTGGCACAGTAACTGATATTGATGCTGAGATAAAAGCCATAGAAGAAGAAGTGGCTAAAAGAGCAGCATTGGCACCGAAGCCGGTAGCGCCAGTAGCCCAATAAAATAAATTTTCATTTTTTTCTTATAACAATTTGATATTAAAAAGATAATAATTATCTTTACATCGTAGTTCAGCGGAAGGCCTTTGTGATGTTGTTATGGACTGACTGATTAGGTGTAGAATGAATAGAAATATGATTACTCGTTATGGGTGATCATATTTTTTTGGCTTTTAGTTATCACAATTTGATATTAAAAAGATATGAAAAAATACCTCAAACCATCACTGATTGAGCTTAACGGAACTAAGGTTGAGTTCACCACAAACCGAGGCATGATCGCTATTCCTGTTAGGGCGCTTACTGTGCAGGCTCCAACAGTTTCAGATCACGTTGGCAATCGTCCTTTCGGCTCTTTATCTCCATTCGATACAGATTATATTGAATATCATGATGCAGATCTGCTTGCCTGGCTACTGGATTGCCCGGAAGAAGAATTTCAGGCAGCAATGATAGGTTTCTGGAAAACCAGAAAGGAGGCATTCGTATGCTAAGTAATCAAGAACGTAATGAACAGGCTTATTTGTCGATCTGTAGCACTCTTGCCATGTATACAGGCAGCGAAAACCCAGCAAGTTATCAATCAGGTGTAGAAATGGGTTTAAAAATAGCCAAAGCCGCTATGGAAAGCTTGGGATGTATAGCGCCAAAGGAAAAGGAGGCTGCAGATGTGTAATTGGGTATTAGCCGACAGGGTGGTATATGTCGTGATGTTTGCTGTTGGGGTATTAGGAGCAATAATTATTTAACCGACAGCTACCAACTGTCTTAAACAACCAAGAGAATGAATTTACATGATTACGATAGGATCGTTTTAAATAGCAGCGCTGGAAAGGATTCGCTTATTGCAATCTATGAAGTATGTCGTCTGGCTAATGAGCAAAATTACCCAAAGAAAAATATAATTGTTAGCCATCAAGATTTAGGCGAAATGGAATGGAAAGGCACAAAAGAGTTAGTTAAAACACAAGCTGATCACTTTGGGTTAAAAACATTTTACTCTAAGCGTCGTGATAAGAATGGTTACGAAGAAACTTTGTTGGAATATGTTGAACGTCGTGGTAAATGGCCTGATAATGTTAATAGATATTGCACCAGTGATTTTAAACGCGGTCCTGGGGGTAGAATAGTTACTCAAATAACCAGAGGATTAGGTCAGTGTAAAGTGCTGCATGTTTTTGGATTTAGAAAAGATGAAAGCCCGGCCAGAGCAAAAAAGGAAGTTTTAAAAATTAACAAGCCTCTAACTACAAAAACCAGAACTGTTATTGACTGGCTACCAGTTCATGACTGGAGCTTAGATAAGGTTTGGTCAACTATCAGAGAAAATGATCTTCCATATCATCCAGCTTACGATCTAGGCATGCCGCGTTTATCCTGCTGCTTCTGCATTTTCAGCCCATTTGATGCGCTTGTAATTGCTGGGCAACATAATCCTGATTTACTCGAAAGATATGTGAATGCCGAGCGTAAAATAGGCCACACTTTTAGAAATGGTTTCGCTATTGAATCGGTTAAAACAGCAATAGAAAATAATTATCAACCGACCAGTGTAAATGACTGGGTAATGTAACAAAACATGAACTACAACGATACAGATGGTAAACTCATCAATAACACAAAGAATTGGATAGAAACAATATTCAATAGAAATACTGGAATAGCTTTAATCATTTTGGCTGCTTCTGGTTACGTTCACTTAATTATTTACATAATAGATAACTGGTAATGGAAACACTAACACTTGCGCATTTAGCGCCTTATATGCCTTATGAACTACAGGTGCATTCCGCAAACACCCGACTATATTCAAGTAGTAATATTTGGACATTAGAAGGGATTGTAAGAGGTAATGTTTACCTGTCAGAACTTACTTATCCTGCTGATATTTTCGCTGTTAAGCCAATACTTAGGCCAATGTTTACTATTTCTGATCATCCATTAGCTGATGAATTAGTAACCGATAATGAATGGTTAACGGGGGTTACTAAGGAATCTGAGATCGATCAATTAGCAGGCGTAAACCTTGATGGATTTTTAGATTTTAACTTTTCTTACCATGCCTGGCAAAAATTATTCGAACACCACTTCGACGTTTTCGGCCTAATAGAAAAAGGCTTGGCAATATCTATTCACGATGTAAAGCAGGTAAAGCCATGAATAACGAACAAGCAAAGCAGGAAGCGATTAGAAACTTAACACAGCGGGATTGATATTATAAACAAAAAATATGGCATGGTATAAAATTGAAGTTTACAACTACGATAAATATTTAGGTAGTTTTTACACAGATACATTAAATGAATATAAATTATCAAAAGAAATTGATGCCGAGTATGGGTCAGGTAAATGGAGCAGATACAATTTAGGAAATTAACAATTTTATAAAGTTATATGAAAATCGGAAAAAGAATAATTCAAAACAGAAATATAAACGTTAATACAAAACACACTTTTGATGCGAATTATAAGGGATTACATATTTATGTTAGTGACGATCATGGACATGGGTTAGCTAAAGAAAAAGGATTAATCAGATACTGGATGGAAGTGTGGAATTGGGGAAACGGAATTTGTGATTGTCAAACATGGGAAGATTGCAAAGATATAAACCACGCGATTTACAAAGCTTTTGAGGGAGCTTGTTTACTTTAACCAATTTATAAAGATAGGGTTTAATGAGGCGACAAACCAATTAAACAAGAATTAAAACCGATATACTGATGAAAACAGCAGAGGAGATATTATCGAATAACGGCCTTGCTTGTGAATATGGATATAATGTTAAAGTTGTTCCATTGGAAGATGCTATAAAGGCCATGAAGCTTTACGCAAACCAAAAGCTAGATGAAGCGGCTGAGAAAGTAACTCATTATGACGGATTCAGTGAAGATAACATGGATCACTGGATTGATGAAAAATCAATCCTTTCACTTAAAGATAAGGTGTAATGCAACCAGCACTAAAAACCATTAACGATTAAATTATGAATGAATCAATGAGAGGGTACGCAAAAATTAGATATAAGCGCAATCAACCAACCGGAACGGTTAGACCAATGACTGAGGAAGAAATTAAACAGAAAGGGTGGGTAAAATGCAAGTAGAACATAAAACAGAAAAGGGAGAAATCTTATTTGTAGATGTACCGGATGGTGTGAATTTTTATGAATTTAATGGAAAATTCTATTTCTTAGAATCGGGACAAGAAGTAAAGATTCCTCAAGGCTTTGAACTAATCGGCCTTACAAGCGAGGTTACAGAGGTGGATGTGAAAAAGATTTTAACATATCAAGAGGTAATATCATGGTGTAATCTTGGGGTTTCTATTGACTGTTTAGGTAACGAAATTCATGATAACACTTATGTTAATTACCTATACGCTTTCAAATCCCTAATGCAGCATTTAAAGCTGTATGAGGTTAATCCTTATAAACAGAAACCGTGTGAAGGCTGCGATGACTATGAGGTATTTACAGAAGCCCAGGCAAGAACCTCCAAACGAGTAGTATTATTTAAACCAAACTAACCCATGAGCCGATTAGCTTATTTATTCGGCTCAATCATTCGGGTCTCATACATTGCAGAAACACAAGATGGGCAGGTTTTGATTATCAGATCGGCATCTCTCTTACTTAAGCGTTTTGGATTATTTGGTAATATAAGATTTGCTATGCTAACGAATATGTACACGAATATCTGTACAGCAATAATTATAATAACAACTTGCTTAAACGTAAACATAAATGCAATATAGTAAAACAAAGAAGATTTACAGTTACTTAGCCAGGATAAAGTGAACGAAATAGCACAAACCCTTGAAATAATGGCCGAGTTTATCGTGTTTGAAGTAGTAGGCAGCGCGGAGTTGGTAACAATTTAATATATTTGGGATATGGGACCACTTGGACAAATACCTCGCCTAAGCGATAGTGATCGATCTAGGGTTGATGAAATGATAAATTATAAGCAATCCCCTGAAGATAAAACCCGAATGGACAATTTGATGGCGTCATTGTATGATGATACCAAGAAAGTTCTTGATATACATTATGCCAATGTAGATAGAATGGTAATTGAAGTTGTCAAACACCGCAATTGCAGACGAAAGAAAATTAGAGGTAAGATCAAGAAAGGAAAACTCGAAAAAATGGGATATAAGTTAATTATTCAAGAATCAGTTGGCACTTACGTTACATATAAAGGAAAAATTATTTCCAGGATAGTAAATTATTGATCAAAGTATATTTTATTGAGTATTTAATATATTTTAAATATGAATAAATCATTTGCAGACCAGTTAGAAGATAATGCCAGGCTTGACTTCAAGTTGTTCGAAGCAGAAAAGAATTTACAAGATATGATCGCGAAAGTTGAAGCTTATGATGTATCTGACGAAGTTAGGCAAAAACTATTTAATTGGATAAATGAAGTAAGACCTAATCTGATGAATGCAATAGCATTTAAAGAAATACACAAGTAATCACCGGTTAGTTAAAGGAAAGAAGGCCACCCATAGTGGAGGCAAACGCGTGAATGAAAGGTAGCGCACTGGGTAAAGCCATACAGAAATGTGTGGCTTTTTTTGTGGGCAATTTCGGACTGCTTTACCAACCCATGCAAGTAAGCCCGTTTACTTTATCACCCCATGCCTTACAGGTAATTTTGGGTTCAATCAGCAAGGTGTAGAACGAGTAATTAACGGATGCAACTTAGCTAAAACCCAAAACACATTTTATGACACTTAAAGAAAGAATCACAGCACGACTGAAAGCGAAAGCAGCAGGCGAAAAAGCAAATCTATCGCAGAAAAGATTGGATGCCATTGTGCTCCGTGCAGAGAAGGGATTAACGGACGAATCGGACGACACCGCTATCGATGCAAACATTGACGCCATCAACGAACTAACTCCTTTCAAAGAGATAGCCGCAATGGATGATCATCAACGGGCAAAAGAAGCAAAAGAAAAAGCTGAGAAGGAAAAAACTGAAAAAGAAGCTGCTGAAAAGGCTGCAAAAGAAGGAAAGGTTGAATTGCCTGATGATGCACCAGCATGGATGAAAACATTCATGGAAGCTCAAGCAGCCCAAACAAAAGCATTAACCGATCAGATTGCGGCATTTAGTGGCGAAAAAGTGGCAACAACCCGCAGGGAACAATACGCTAAAACATTGGAAGGTACTTCTGAGGCTTACAAAACTGAAGCGCTGAAAGACTTTGACAGATTATCATTTAAAGATGATGCAGATTATCAAGAATGGGCAACTGGTAAAGCCGAAAGTGTGAAAGCTTTTATCCAGGATGAAGCAAACAATGGTCTAGGTATAGACAGGCCAGCGGGCGGTGCAGGTGGCAGTAATGCCAGCACAAAAAAAGAAGCAACAGAGGCGGAAGTCGATGCTGCATTTGCAAACATTAGAATCTAAAGAAAATGGCAGTACAAGTCAATTTAGTAGATGAAACTGTAAACATCGATAATTCAAAGGACAGCATTGTCATTATCGAAAATCAGTTTTCAATCCCAGGCGGCAAGTCATTAGATACAACCGGCTATACGCTTGATGTTATCAATGCTGGTCATATCATCATTAAAGAAACAGCAACAGGTAATTATAAACCAATGCCATTAACAACAGGCAATACAGTTTATGATGCTTTACCGGCTGGCCACACTTATGTAGGCGTAAACGTTGCAACAATCTTGACCAAAAGACCTTTCGCAGGTGTAATGATCGAGGGTTATGTTAACGAAAATGCTTCTCCATTCTCCGTGGTATCAATTAAAGCAGCCTTTATGACTGCAACGTTAAACGAAATTAAATTTAGAGGAGACCTTTCATAATGGCAGAACAATCACAATTTGTAAAGTACATTCAAAAATACTTTACCGGTTTTGTGGCAAAGGTCACTAAAACCTTAAATGGAGAAGATAAAGCCCCGCTTTATTTGCACAAGTCAATGCTAACTCCAAAACAATCCATGGATGGGAAATGGACTTCTATCACGGCAGACAATCAGAATGTAGTTGCCGATGTTGTAGCAATGGATAGTCCATTACCATTGAAATTACGTCCTGCAATTTCAACTGCTTCAGGAGATATTCCTAAGCTTGGTATGGAAATGAAGATGAACGAAAATCAGTTAGACCAATTGGATACAATGGTCGCCAAAAACGCTGATATTTCCGAAATCGTAGTAGAATTATTTGATGATGCAAAACGTGCCTTAGTTGGTATCGAAGAGCAAAAAGAATATTTATTTTTACGCGGTTTGTCTTCAGGGGTAGCTCTAACTGATAGCGATAACGTTGGTTCTGGCATTAGGGTTGATTATGGTTATTTAACCTCAAACAAGGCAGGTGTACCTGTAGTTTGGACCAGCGCTTCAACAGCAACTCCGATTACGGATATGCAAGAAATGATTTCTACTGCTAATGCTGCAGGGAAGACTATTTCTTATATCATGTTGGATAAGGTTACCTATAATTTAGCCCGCAAGACGACTGAAGCAGCCAATCTTTATGCAACAAGCATCGGTAATTTTGGAACTACCAAGCCAATACCAAGCTACGCAGCTTTTCAAGAGTATTTAGAGACAGAGTTAGGCGTTCAAATAATCATTATCGATCGCTCTGTTAAGTTCGAAAAGGACGGCGTTAAGAAAACTGTTAAAGCTTGGGATGAAGGTAAAGTAATTCTATTGACTGACAATAACGTTGGCAACCTGGTTTGGAAAAAAGTAGTTGAAGATAGTCACCGTTCAAAAGCAATCGAATATCGTAATGGTGAATTCGGAACGCTATTGAGTAAGTACGTTACACACAAGCCATTTGGCGAATGGACTGACGTACAGGCTCGTCAACTGCCCGTAATTACTGGTGTTGATCAAATATACCAGTTAGACACAAAAGTAGTTCAAGCGTAATGGAAAATTTCAATAAAAACTCACTAAAAGCGGCCGTTGCAAAATACGGCTCGCTTCATTCAGACGGTAAGACCGAAGCTGAAGTGAAAGCTGAAGTGGCTAAAGATGAAAAAGGTTATTCTGCTGATCAGGTGGATGCTATTTATGATGCTATCATTTTCGTGCCGGAAGAAACTGAACCAGCTACATATAAAGTAGTTGAGGGTAAGTCTTTCCGTGATAAAGATGATTTCTCGAAAGAGTACGATCACGAAAGCGATATCAGCCATTTATCTCAGGATAGAATTGATCATTTATTAAGCATTGGATACATTGAAGAGGCATAAGTCATGACCATAAAAGAGGCCCTAATATCTACAGTCAATTTCGCTATACCTGATAACAGGGTGGAGAAGGCGCTTATTGATGCATCGTTGAATGGTAATGCCATTTATGCGAAAGATGCGGAGAAAGCAATTGATTTGTGTATGGCGGGGCTTCTTCTTACGTTGATGACTACGGCTGATGTGACAGAGGATGATGTTTCGATTAAGATACCAGACCGGGCGCAACTATTGAAGGTGTATAAGGCGTTGCTAGGCAAATGGGGAGAAGTTGATCCAACAATTACACCAGAGGTTAAACCAACGGTAACTCAGCGTTTGTTATGGTAATGACTAAGCCCGCACTGGATGTGCAATACACGACAGCTCAGCTTAATGGAAGCACAGATATTACTGATCCCACCACCGTACTGGCGATTGCTTTTTTGCTTAGTAAAACAGACGACTTCACTACCACAACAAGGATTAACATTCCATTCGATTACGGTAATGTAAGTAAGTTGGTGCTTGGTCTGGAAGACAACCAGGTTTACTTTTTTGAGTTGCAGGTTATCTATATAGGCGGAGAGGTTGAAAAGGGCGGAGTTTTATCATTCCAAACATTAGTAATCAGCACTGGAGGCCTTGAAACTAGACCGCATGTAATGACATTCGTTATTCCCGGCGCACCTGGTGGCCAGGATCCCGATACAGGCTATCCTTTACCAGATGATCCAGGACAATCCATTGAGGTGCCGTGTAGGTTTCATTTAGCCTCAAATGGCGCTATGAAAACCTTTAAAAACGAGGATAGCACGATAATTAATCAGGTAGGCACAATCAGGGTGGATGCGGGACAAACAATTCCAGAAGTAAATATGATAGTAAACGTTGAGGGGCATTTTAAAGGGCCTGTTCGTGCGATCTACAGAGGGCAACTTTCGCATAGAATTGAAGTATGATAAGTATTACTGCAGATTTTAATTTTAATGACCTTGATAAGGTAATCGAGTATGAAACTCAGAAATGGTTTGATGCCTTAGTTGATGACTACAGGCAGACAGGTATTCGGTTCGTTGAAAGAGCAGTTGCAAAAGCCTCATTCAATAATATCACATGGAATTTACGATCGTCAATCGGATACCTGATCATTTGGAATGGAGAGGTGCTAGAAAGCTACTTTAAGGATTTAAAAGATGGTACCGAAGGACAGGAGGTTGGCCGAGATTACGCCCTATTCGTAGCTAAGTTAATTGACGAGGGGGAAGGATTGGCAATGGCATTGGTAGCCGGTGAGGAATATGCAGCCTTTGTAGAAAGCAAGGGCAAAGATGTAATTAGTGGCTCATCTGCATACTTTGAAACCGAAATTAAAGCATTATTAAAATAATGAGCGATTACAAAGATGTCTTCGATATGGTTACGGATGTCAGGAAGCTGATAAATATTCCCGCTATAGTTACCCTTTTGGGAGCAGGTGCAAAGGTTGAACCTAGTATTAAGTCAACCGAACCATCAGTTAAAGGTATTGTAGTGAACGGAATTTCCATCAGTAATACATCTGATCAGATTGGATTCGGCAATGTGAATTGCTATGCGCCAGCCATTATATCAACCGCGAATGGTAAGGCCGTTTCGTTGCCCGACCAAGCGACCTTAAGTAATTTAGCGAAAGCAGTTAAGCCTCTGATTGATGGAGTTTTTAAGCCAACATTCAGGGTTTGGGTAGAAAGCCTACCAACTATTATCCAGGATACAGACGGTAGCTATTTTGCTAACATGACTTTTAGGTACCAGAGTATTCAAAACAATTATAATAATATTTAAACCGCCCTGTGGGGCATAAACAATTTAGTATGGCAACGAATATAGTAGGTGGTGTGGAGATGATTGAAGTTGCTCCAGCAGTTACCACAGAGGCTGGCATCACAGGCGCTACGTTTGTGAGGCTTGAAAACATTGCTCCGGATAGTGTTATCTACACTAAAAACAGCGATACAGAAACAGATCTTATTCCAGAGGATAAGGATGTGGCATTATTAACCTTTTATACGCCAGGTGAAGCAGATACCATTGCTATTGGTGTTCTGGAACAAAAACCAGAGGTTTTGGCATTATTGTTCAATCAGGAGTATACCGAGGCAACAACACGTATTGTTACTTTGGCGAAAAGAAAAGTGGCCAACCTCATGATCAGAATCACAACCAGGTCAATGAAGGATGACCGTAAACAAGTTATAGTGCTCCCTAATGTTGCGGTAACAACTACCTATACAAATAACCTGAATAAAACATCAGTTCAGCAATTATTACTTACAGGTAAAGTTGGATCATTCAAAACAACAACTAGTAACAAAGATGCTATCTCTGTTAAGACTTGGGTAACTGATGCTGGCGCTCCAATCGACTCTACCACTCCATAACCATGAAGTGGGTAAAGTTTAAAAGTGATTTACTCGTGGAAGCCACTGGTAAGCTCTATAAGAAAGGAGAAGTTTCTGAGGAAAATGAAGAATTCGCAAAACGACACGGTAAGGACGGCACAGGTATAGTTGAAGAAACGACTAAACCTAAAGTACAAGACAAAGAACTGGTTGAACAATAAAGAAAATCCCCTTGCAAAATGTAGGGGGATTTTTTATGCCAAATGAAATGGAAGAAAAAGACATACTACAAAATATAACCGATACATTGATTGAGAAATCAGTATATACGTTAAAAGTGCCAATAAAACATCCTATGCCTGTACCTAAACGGGCCATCATTGATAAGATATTGCGTAAGCCAATTGTAGTACCGGAAACGGTACGAGAGTTTAATATAACTCCTTGCATAGTTGGCAATATGTACCGGATTGCTGGTCGAGCTGTAAAGTTACCAGGTGAGATTTTGGAAGGATCGATGGCCGGTTCTTTATTGCCAATCATTAACGAACATCTTTCAGATTTGGTTTACATTGTCGCTGCCGGTATTCAGAATACAAAGTTCGAGCCTGAACCAGATTTGATCGAGTTTATTGAAGACAACTTTGAGGCAGAAGATTTATATCAGGCGTTGTTACCTATATTAGAAAACTTGGGTATGCAGTCTTTTTTGAATTCTATTGCCTTGGCGAAAGGGACAGTGAAGATTCTGAAGCCAAACGTAAGTCCGATCGACGGGAGCGAGTTGATAGCCTCCCACACTCTGGAATAGGTAGCGCATTGCGGTACTTCAAAGGTGCATATACTGCAAATAGCCTTCTTTGGGAAACCAGCTGGAAAAATTATATGCTTTATCTCGGCGCTATTCAATCTGAGGAAGATGAAAAGCCAAAAGAAAAAATAGAGGTAAAGGATTCCGACGATATATTCTAAATAAAAAGCCCCTACAATCGTAAGGGCTTTTATCATGATAATTAAGAAATGGATAAATTTAGCGTGGATAATTCATGTCCTAGTTGCCTAATGCCGGACAGTATGCGATCAACTTGTTTTGGCCCGGGTTTTTTGTGGCCATTGGCATATTGTGAGATCAAAGTTTTATCCATGCCTATTTTAGCACCCAGGGCACTTGCATTGATGATCTTGTAATAATCGAAGAACTGTTTTACATCCAGGGTGATTAATACATCATCAATAGTGACTTGATCAAGATCCTTAATTTCTGCATACGAGTTGTATGCATCTAAAATATTGGTTTTTAATTCGGTTACATCGTCTCCAGAAGTCCCAATTGGAAGGGATTCATCCGATGCATATGCAGAGAAACCAGTATTGGTTTTTTCTACAATAAATTCAATTTTTGACATTTCGTACAGTGGTGTTTAGTGGTATTAACTGCATTCACATATCGCTGTGTAACGCTCCAATTTAAGGCGTTGGAGTACCATATAAAGCAGGGCTATTTTAACCCTGCTTGTTTTAGTAACTTGTTTGCTAGACCTGTACCGACTTCTTTCGAATTGTGGCTAGTGAGAATCATTTCACTATTTGGTCTCTCGGGGTGGTGCCAAACCTCGTGGCTACCTTTCGCTTCTCTTAAGAACTCGAACCCCTCTTTTTTCAATTTTCGTTTAAGTTCGCTCCATTTCATTTCCTTTAATTATCATACGATAAAGGTAAACAATAGTTTACTTATTTGCAAATAAAAAGTAAACTTTTTTATACTTGGTTACAATATTTTATAACTAGATCTTGATCCATGTTGCGAATTTACCAACCTCTGTAAGTAACTCCATTGCCTAAATACCCCCAATAGTACAGGGTATTTTTGCGTATGGGTATAGATGTGAGTGGGAATAGGGGGTTGAATTTTACTGCAACCCTGAGCATTACAGAGGCTAAAAGAAACGCGCAAGAACTTAAGCGGGTATTGGCGGATTTGGGGATAAATACCGTCACTCAAAGCCAGAAAATTTTTAATCAATCTCAGATTGAATTTCAAAATCAGCTACGTAAAGCTAGAATTGAGCTGCTTGCTTTAAAAAAGGAAGAACAAGAACTTAAGAATACAAACCTTCAAACTGGTGCTGCTACCGCTGAATTAACGAATAAGATAGCAGCCAATCGATTAGCACAGCAGGAATTAACCAAAGCAGCTAAAGCAGCCAAGGAAGCGCAGAAGGCCACCGCTGGCTCATATAAAGAGGCAACAGAACGGTTAAAAGTCCTTGGCGCTGAAATACGAAATACTACTGGTGGATTCAACAAGATGACGCCGGAGTTAAAGGCGAAGGTTCGTGAATACAATGAACTCAATAGCAGATTAAAGGCCTTTGATGAAACGATGGGTATTCATACCCGTAAGGTTGGTAATTATAAGTCGGCATTGGATGGGCTTAAAGGGGTTCTTTCGACTTACATCAGCGTTACAGCAGTTTTAAGCGGAATTAAGGCAGTAGTTAACAATAACGCTGAACTCTCGGATAGCCTTTCAGATGTTAGGCGTACCGCTGGCTTAACGTCCATAGAAGCTGATAATCTTGCGGAACAATTAAAAAAGATCGATACCAGGACTTCTCTAAAAGGTTTGTTGGATATCGCTATTATCGGGGGTCAGCTCGGTATTGCTAAAGATCAATTGGCTGGGTTTACTACGGCAGTTGATCAACTGGCCGTTTCCCTTGGCGGTGAGCTACAAGGCGGCGCCCAAGGTATTGCTAAATCGCTTGGGGTATTAGATAATGTATTTGGGATAACCAAATCAAATGCAGGAGACGTTGAGAAATCATTCAACCAAATTGGGTCAGCTATTTTGGGCCTTGGCCAATCAGGGTTGGCTACTGGTGATTTCTTGGCGGATTTTGGAGAACGGGTTGGAGGACTTGCTAAACAGGCGGGATTATCATTACCTGTCATACTTTCTTATGGAGCTGTACTCCAAGAAAACGGTGTAAGCGCTGAGGTTGCAGGGTCGGCATTCAAAAGATTGCTGTCAGCTCTTACCGTTAATCGATCTAAGTTTTTTGCGGTAGCCCAGTTGGCCGATGCGAATCTAACGTTAAATGATTTTACCAATATCATAAATACTGATGCTAAAAAAGCATTGGACTTATTCTTTGCTGGACTTGCAAAAGGAGGAACAACAACAAGTTCATTTAATGATATTTTAAAATCTCTAAAGTTAACCGGGGCAGGTGTATCTCAGGCAGTTGCTGCCTTGGCGAATGGACAGGACGCGCTTAATGGTCACATTAAAGATGCTACCAATGATTTTAACGAAGCAACCTTGTCTGCTGAGCAATATGCGATTAAAAACGATAATCTAGCAGGAAGTATTCAGAAGCTAGGAAACACATTTGATAAAATTACAACTTCTGGATCTATATCAAGATTTTTCAAGGCAATTGTTGACGGCTCTAACTATGCCCTGCAAGCGGTTGATGATTTGTTTAACAAAATTACACAGAATGGACGGACTAATGCGCTTAAGAATTATAATAGAACTGGAAAAACAGGAAGTATTTTCTTCAGCGAGGAAGATGCAAAATTCCTTCAGCAAGAAGCAAAGGCAGCGGCTCAAAAAGGATATGTTGAAGGTTTAAATGATCAGGGTAGGGCTTTTGCAAAAACACTGGCTGAAAGGGCAAATGGTGAGAAGGAGTTGAATAATACCATTACCGCACAAACAGCAAAATTGAATAGTTTGGAGCGAGAACGGAACAAACTACTTAAAAATAGAGCTGATTTTAATGGTATTCTAGCTGTTCAGGAAAAGCAATTGTTAAATCAAACTTCAGCAAATTATGGACGCCAAAAAGCTGTTGTTCAGGAACTGTTAAAAACAAGAGACAAGCTTTATCCCGGAGCTAAACCTGAGTCTCCTAATGTGGTTATAGACAACAAATCACAATTAGCAGAAGCCAGAAAACTAGAGAACGCATTAAAAGCCCAACGTGCACTGCAGGCTGAAATTGATGCCTTAACAAAAAAAGGAAGCGATAAGCGCCAGGATGATGATGCTAGGGAATTGGCAGAGGTAGATGCTAAATACAAAAAGCTGCGTGAAAAAGCCATTGCCTTTAATAATGATTCTAGGAATAAGGCTAAAGGCCTGCGTGTGGACTCAAGTGGATTACTGCGCGCCCAGTCGGATGAAGAAGATGCGCTTCGGGATAAGCAAAATGCATCCAATTTAAAAACAACCATAGATAAAGAGAAAAAATACTATGAAGATTTTGAAAAGTTTAAATCAGATTTCGGTTTAGAAAAGGCAAGGGAGAGGTATGGTAAGCTTATCAACGTCGATCAGACCTACCTAGAAAACTTAAAAGCAAAGCAAGCAGCATTATTAGGCGATGATAAAGCTAAGGGCGGAGATGCCGGTGGTGGTGAATTTGTAGCCAAACAACAAAAGGTTTTGGAGGATGCCACTGCAGAGGCATTACAGGAAGAACAAAAACGTACTGATGCTTTGCTTAAAGAGTTCATGAGCTATGCTGATAAGCGTAAAAACCTAACCGAGCAGTATAATGCTGACATCAAGGCCCTGGAAGCTAATCCCGGCGCTCAGGCTGAACGTAAAAAACGCTATGAAAAAGATATTAAAGAGCTTGATGCAGCCAATGCCACTCAACTAGAATCCTATGAAAAACTTTTTGAAGGAATTGAAAAACTATCTGTAAAGTCCGCTTTGCAACTGGTTAAAACAGCTAGAAAGCAATTAGCTGATCAGATAAAATCAGGAACCATTGTAGACCCTGAGCAAATAAAATTGATCAATAAGCTTTTTGATACGACTGAGCAGACGATACGTGAAAAAAACGGACAAGCATTAAAAGACCTTGCAGGAGAAGTAAACAACGTTGCCTCGGAGGTAGGTGCATTGAATGCAGAATTTGGGAAGGTGCTTGGAACCGTAGGAAGTGTGATAGGTAAAATAGGAGAGATTAAAGGATTCAAAGAAATTCTTAAAAAGGACAGCAGCTCAGACGCACAAAGACAAATTGCAGGTCTCGGTATTTTAGGGGCTGGGTTTTCTATTTTTCAAAGTGTAATTGGTTTTTTCACCAAGTCTGAACAAAGAGAGCAACAGGCTTCATATGCCCGTGATCTTCAAAACAAACAGACCGAAGCGCTAAATAAGGCACTTGAAAGACAAGTCGCATTACTGAATGATGTTTATGGAACCGATAGAATTAAAGATTATTCATCTGCCATAAACCAAGCAAGAGAGAATCAGGCTAAGTACGCTAGCGAACTTGTTGGCAGGTATCAGTTAACCGGGGATTCTCAACTGGATGAATTTATCACTAAGCTCAACAATGGTGAAAAAATCGATCCAACTTATAATGGGATGGTGGCCAAGGCGAAAAAAGCCTCGTCCTTATTACCTTCCGACATCAACACCCTGCAACGGTTACTTGATGAGGGTAAGCTTGACGCAAATACTGCAACTATCGTTACCAACTTGATCAAGGCCAAAGAAACCGCTGAACAATTGGTTAATAATCTCCGTGCAGAGACAGTTGGTACAACCCTAGACCAGATAGCAGATGACTTTATTACAACGCTTACTGACGGTACGCAGGATTTTGGAAAGACTTTCGAGCAGACTATTCAGAAGTCGATTCTTAATGGATTCAAGGGTGAGCTGATTCGTAAGCAATTGCAAACATTCTATACTCAGTTTGCTGCGCTAAGTGAAGGTGGACTAACCTCTGATGAGATAGAAACTTTGCGCAAGGCCTACATAGAAGCTAGTGCCAAAGCTAAAAAGGATATTGAAGATTTGAGTAAGGCTACAGGTATTGATTTAACCAGTAAAGGAGGTTCAGACAATAGCAGTGTTGGCGTCATACAAAAAAACGTCACCGAGTCAACTGCAACCGAATGGATAGGATTAATAAGGGCCCAATATGATAATCAAAAGAGGCAATTGGATGTACTAACGCCTGTTGGTAAAACCATTGGCGATATGTACCAGATAGCAAAGAGTAATTTTGATGTGCAGGTTAAAATTGAGGCCAATACGTACAGAACAGCCAATAATACGGATTTACTCAACACTAAGTTGGACAACATTGAACGGGCTATAAAGGGCAGCGGAAGCACCAGCTATGATAGAGGTAAATAATGGGAAACTATAAGTTAAATAATGTATCGATTGAAAGTTATGGGATTATTCCCATACAATCTGGTGATACAAATTTGGCGATTACCGGGGCTTGGGATATGCCAGCGCGTATAGGTAAGACTTTCCATGATTGGGGCAATGATCAGGATGGAATTGAGCCTTATGTATTAGCTAGTGAAATTAGATTTGGGGGAATAGATATTTCCTTGGATTGCGTGGTTCGTGGACTAAGCAAGAATGATGCCTTACGTAAATGCTACGCCTTGTTTACTGCGATCGATGCATATAATGGGCTGGTTGTCCTGCAATGTGATTGGGGCACATGGAATGTATTAGTGAATGGGGAAATTAAAGGAGAGTATTTACAGGACGGTATAACCATGCTAACTATACCATTCAGATGCCCGATAGTACCTATGCCAACAGCATTGCCAATAAACGCTTTGCAATACAATCCGCTTACAGATCAGGACGGCATAATCATACTGGTCAACAATGAACCTATATATGGGGGCAGCATTAAATATGATGGATATGGAATTGATGGGGTAATGTTTGCGGCACTAGGCCTGATAATAACATCCATTACTGATCGGTTCAGCAGACCCGTGCCAAAGTCAGGTCAGGTTACCTCATATAGAAATGAAGGCTACCGAAATACAACCACTAAGGAGAGGGAGATAACTATCAATGCCGCCATTGTTCAGCCATCATACGCCGATTTTGTTGGCGTTGTTGATAGACTCAAAGCATTATTCAGTAAACCAGGTTTACGGTACCTGACTAGAGAGCAGGATGCTTTGCGCGATTTTTTTGTAAAGGATGGGTTTAAAATTACTGGATTGCGCGTGAATGATGGGCAAGTAGTTGCGTTCATCGCAATCAAACTAACCGAGGTGTCTGCACATTTGGATTGGAACATCCTCACAACACCATCAGGCAATATAATTGAAACAGAAATAGGAAATATAATTATAACATAATGGCTACTACAGAACAAAGGTTATCGGCTCTTGAAGCCATATTTAGTAATCAGACTCCACAAAGGTTTTGGCAGGGAATGAGCAAGGCAACAGCTTTGGATTTGCTGGATAAGATTATGGTTGGCAAGAACAATGATGGGTCTGCAAAGTATGCAGATATAAATCAGATTGTTAATCTTGCAAGTATTATAGGCGGATCAGGATTCAAAGCTAATGTAACTCCGGCTTCGTCACCAATAGTCTCAGCCACACCCGTATATTATATTGGTACTCCAGGCGCATACCCTAATTTTGGTGGCGTTGAAATTACCGGAGCTGCTGGTATTATTGGGCAGATTGGAACTGATTTTACGGTTACTAATATTAATGTTGATTTAAGTGGCTATGCCGAAAAGCAGGAATTACTCCCTGATTATTTATCTGATAAAATGGAGTTATATTCAAGCCAGGAACTTCAGATTATTGGTGCTATAAAAAAACTATCAATTCAACCTATTGCTGATGAAGTCGATGATGAATGGATAATTCTTTTGGTTACAACTATGCCAACCACGGCAGATCTTATTGGCGATTATAATTACAGTATTGTGATAAGGAATAAATCCGCAGGGGCCAATTGGGATATTGTAAAGCATACATCTAATCTAACTGATATAGCAGGAGTGAAATATTATAGCGGAGAGATTTACTATCCTTACGCAAACGGCGTATTAAAGTACAGCGCGGCTGTTGATTGGAATAAATTACCTTCTGTTTTCGAATTTAACTCAAATTCCTCAAAAATAGCTATTAAACCCGGTGTCCAAGATGATTATGCAGATTTATTGAATGTTTTATCACTAGATAAAGTTCCATCATATATAAAAGATAAAAGCTTTCCTTATTATTCTGCTGATGCTCTTAAAGTTATAGACGCAATAAGTGTATTTGATATAAAAGTCCCTAATGATCAAAAAGGTCATGACTGGAGAATATCATTGGTAGCGACTGGTATCGTGCCGCCGCTTGACAGCACCTATAATTTTACTATTCAAGTTAGGAATATCACCACCAGTGATATTTATAACGTAGTTCAGTACATACAACCTGCTATTGTTTATGGCAACATTCAAGGTAAAAGTGGTTATCAAAATAGGAAATGGACGGCAGATGGTTTAAAATTTATTGATTTTAATATAATAATAGACTGGACTAAATTGGGTGCTATTTTTCAGTACTATCCTACCACATCAGAGTTAAAAATAAATGTTGGAAATTCAGATGTGAATTCGGCTTTTGTTGCTGGGTCTTATGATAACGACATTAGGTTTCCAGGATCAAAACTTAACAAGAAGGATATAGTTTTTTTTGGTAATTCTATTCTTAGCCTAAGTTATGATCTTCCCGCTGCAATATTGAAAAATGGAGGCTTCTATAAAAAGGAAGCAATATCTAGTAGTTGTGCAAGATCAGGGACGTCAAAGATATCCTTGACTAATAAAATTCCATGGCCAGTTATGCTGAGGGCTATGGGAGATGCTGTTGCAGATAAAGTTTATATTCTAGAGCATTGGGATGACACATTTAGGCAATATTGTACTCTTGACCCACCAATGAGATCTTATTTTGACGGGCAACATGAAGTTGAAGCTATTCAAATGGGTATTACTGATGCAGAGTTTTATATATTATGCAGTTATGAAAATGTTTTGGTTCCCTATCTTAATGGAACCAAAACAATGCCAAGCCTGTTTATTTTTAATCATGCTTATAATGATGCCAAGCCGTGGGAAACTTATGAAACTGTAGAAGAATTTACAACACAGCCAGTTATAAGAAATGATAAATCTACATATTTGGGGGCAATGAACTTCTATATAGATTTAATATTAAAGGCAAATCCCTATTCAAGGATAGCAATATTAGGGCATTATGAGAATCAATTAAGACCCAGAATTTCTTTGTCACAGGAAGAACTATCTAGGTATTGGCAATTACCAATCCTAAAAACATGGGAAAAAACAGGATGGAGCCAAAACAGAATTCCAGATACTCAGCATCTTTGGGTTGATGATGCCGGTCGGGCGGCTTACGCAGGATCAGATGGTACTGACCCAACAAAAGACTTTACAGTTCTTAATTGGTGGCTGCCAGATAATATTCATCCAGCAACATCATCGCAAGCTCAAAATCTTCTTTTGGATATTTATGCCCAATGGCTAAGTACTTTATATTAACATGCCTCAATTCCAACTAGAAATAAAACGCGTAGGTGTAACCAAAGCCACCGTTGAGATCGACGAAAGTACGATCTACAACGGTGAGTTTATGGGTATGGATAAGATTACTACCTCATTCATCACAACAGCACCTATCCCTATCCAATTGGATGACTACATCGAGTATGATGCCGGTAAAGGATTGATGCCATATAAGATCAAATCGGCCATTGGTTTGGAGGAAATCGATAGCAAAACTTATAAATACGATATCACATTCTTTTCGCCAACGTACGATATGTACGATGAGATAATGATCCATTTGGGCCGTACCAAATTTTCATACACTGGAACACCATTGGAATTGCTGGGATTGATTGTTGATTGCATGAATATCGATAATCCTGGATGGAGTATTGGAGATTGCTCATTGATATCAGAACCAATCGCATTTGCCTTTGATGAACAATCGCCCCGTATAGCATTAACTCAGGTTGCAGAGGCTTTCAAGCTGGAATATAAGATTGTTGGTAAAGAAATCAGTTTGATTGAAAAGGTTGGTACGTTGCAGAACATTACATTGAGGTATGGACGTGGTCAAGGCCTAACAAATTCAGCAAGGCAATCAGTAGATGAAAGCTTTGCTACCGTATGGCGCGGATATGGTGGCACTCAGAATATATTGCCTAGCTATAGGGATGGAATGGATAGACTTGCTCTTGATGCTCCCTTTGAAATAAATGTAGATAAGTATGGCCGTAAAAAGGGTAGTGTTACTTTTGAGGACATTTATCCACGTAGGACCAGCACGCTTACAAGTGTTGCAGGTTTGTTGGAATTTAGCGATGACACCATAGATTTTGATCTGAATGCCCAAACCAAAACAGATGGCGGTGCGAAAATTGTATTTAAGTCCGGAGAATTGGCTGGAGGTGAATATGTAATATCTTCATACAATGCAATTACAAAAACCATGCGCATCCGGGCCAATAAGGATGATGCTGGAAATCCAATACCTAACGCAACCTTTTCTCCAGCTGTCGGTGATAAATATACATTGATTGGGATTACCATGCCTGAAAGTTATTTTGTATCTGCTCATGCCGAATTGCAAGCGGCTTTGGAGAACCATGCTAAAAGCCATTCATTCCCTCCGGTAGCTTTTCCATTAAATATTGATGAGAAATATATTAGGGAAATGGGGTTGACCCGAAAATTAGTGCCTGGTGATAGCTTAACCGTGGTCAGTGAAAGCCTTGGAGTGAACACACCGTTACGTTTACAATCTGTTTCATGGCCGCTGGTTAACCCTGATCTGATTACAGGAGTCATAAGCGATGTAATTCAATATAGCACCCAGGAGCGATTGATAAATGATGTAAAGGATGGGAAAAAAGAAATTGCCAAATCGGTAGCTGTTGCGCTGAATACCCGCCAAATTGCCGATGAAATATCCAACAATGCCATATTGGATCAGTTCCGTAAAACATATGTCGGTGATCGTGTTGTAATGACAGGTGCATTTGTTGCCGGAAACCCTGAAATCGGAGAAGTTGCCGGAATAAACGGTGCTGATGATGATTTGAATGCTATCAGGTTTTGGGCTGGATCTTCTTATGCCGACAAGGAAACGGCACCTTTTAGGGTTAATCAGCGTGGCGACATGGTTTCCACGTCCGGTAAAATTGCTGGATTCGATATAAACGAAGAGGGGCTTACGAATGAGCAAAGCAATGCGTTTATTGCGCTTAAAAAGATTATTGGTACCATGCAGATCGGCGGCGCATTTGGTATTGGAGTGCCATCTGATTTTTTTGGTAGCGATACTGTAAGCGCTAAATCAGTGCTTAAAATTGTCAATACTATTGATGAAATACCAGGTGAAGATAATCCAAACATTGGTATTCAGTTAGACGTTGCCAATGGCAATACAAATTTAGCTATTGATATTATACGGGGTTTATTCTCATTAAGAAAGGGATCTAATATAATAGTACAAAAAGACGATGATTCATTAGCTCTTGGTATTGGCGACTTTGAAGCAGATGTAAGGGTAGGTGGTTCTGGTTTCGTTAAAATGAGGTGGGTCAAAGGTATACTTATATCAGCAGTCCCGGTATAGTAAATATTTACTATATGGAATGCCAATTAATCGACGTAAATTTGAATTATAATTAATCGCCAACTCGCATGAAGAAAATTTTACTTATAATAATTATAACCTTTTCACTTGCATCCTGCAAAAAAGATAATAAGCCTACTTTATTGGGAACCTGGTTATCTTCTGATAAAGGTACGCAATTTACTATTGACAACCTTGAAGGTAAAGGTAAAGAAAGCTTTATTTTAAAAGGTGATACTCTTATCTGGACTACAGATTTTATGGGCGAAACGAAATATAAGGTTGTCTACATTCATGAACAAACCATTACTTTAAGCGAAAAAGGAAACGACATTCAGTTTATCCGAATAAGATAACTTACGCACCTACGGTAATAAATACGATTACCCAATCCGCAATAGCAGGTTGGGTAATTTTGTTTTATGGGAAAGCCACTTACAGGTATTGATGCTTGGCTAAATAATGAGCCTAATTTACCGAAAGAATTACAGGAAGCTTTGAGGCATAATGGCCTAATGGAGATTAAGGGCAAAGAGAACAATGTCGATATCATGCGGTGGGCGAAAGAACTTGGTGTATCTGGCTGGTACCCTAATGATGAAGTGCCTTGGTGTGGATTGGGAAAGGGGATATGCGCCTATCGTGCTGGCTGGCTAAAACTTCCGGCGCCTAATATTTTATCAGCTGCTTGGTGGAGAAATTGGGGGAATAAAGTTGAAGTCAAAGATGCAATGGTTGGAGACACGGCTATTAAGAATAGAGTAGGTGGTGCGCACGTGACATACATCGTGGGAGAAAACGATAAATATTTTAGATGCTATGGGGCAAACCAATCAAACAGTTGGTGCTGCACCTGGATACCAAAATCTGAAATAACCGATGTGCGTAGGGCTCCATTCACTGTGCAACCACTCGGTGTAAAAAAACACTACTACAAAAATCTTGATGGAACACCGGCAAAAGCAAGTGAAGCTTAATTAATTGCTAATGGTAAGATTGTCATGCCAACAATAACAACAAAATAATCATTATAAATATAACATCCAGAATAAAAAATGTCAGAAAATGAAGATGTGATTGATAGAAAAGGAGCATGGATTGAAAGGATGTTTGATAGATTGTATTCGGCTGTCACTCAAAACCCCTGGGCTACACTATTGGTCCTTTCAGTTGGATTAAACTTTATGTTAATTTCTATGAATAGCGACTTGCAGCAAGCAAGGCTTGACGATGAGAAGAAATCCAATCAGGAAATGATTGATGAGGTAAGAAGGAGCGTTCAAAGGGAAACTACAAAGCAGATTGCACCAATTAAGGCTCAACAGGATAGTATTGTTAAAAATGTTGATACCTCATTGATAAATATTAATGGCACGGTAGAATCAGTAAAGAAATATTTTAATAAGAAAAAATGAAAAAGATCTTAATTATTCCAGTGTTTCTGGTCTGTCTGACTGGGGCATCATCAAGAAGGGTAGATCCCGTGAAGCCATCAACAAATAAAATAAATGCTGTTCCGATTAATAAAAAGGTAGACAGTTTGGATATCAAGCTGCAGGAGCTTGAAAGTTTATTAAGGAAATCATGAGGCGGCTGTTATTTTTATGCATGATAATGTGTCTGTCAAGTTGTAGCTTATTTAAAAAGAACACGAAGAATAAACTTGTTGATAATACGGAAACAACCATTAGTAGTCATTCAAAAACCGCTGAGATCATCGCCGATAAAAGCAAAATCACCATAACTGAAAAAGCTGATACTTCAGCTTATACAAAGCCACAGCAGACAACTGGCACTAATAAGATTGGTCTTCATATTGACAGCTTGGTTAATGGACTAACCGCTATCAGCAATGATTTGCTTGATGTTAAGATGGTATTGGATAGTAACGGAGTATTGACAACAACTGCTTTCATTAAGCCTCAAATAGTAGCACTTAAATTCGACAGGAATACTCAAATCGATAAAGACGTGACTGGAAGTAAATACGCACATGTAGATCAGCAAGTCACAGAAAAGAAAGATGTTAAGGTTGTAGATTCAGCCAGTGAGCCATCTGGACTTGGGATGATGGGATGGATATGTGTTGTTGGCATAGTTTGTTTTTTTTTATGGATAGGATTCAAGAGATAGCATTGCTGATACTCGCCGTCCTCATCCTCGCATTTGGCCTTTACAAATTATATTTTGGTGATTGAAGCCTTTCAGAAGTGAGAGGCTTTTTTTATGTTGTAAGATTTATTTTGAATTACTAAAAATATTAGCAAACTTTGTACAGTTATAGTTATGGAATTAAATTTTGGAAGATATAAACCCGCGCTTGAACGCCAGATACAAAGCTGGTTCTGGCTTAACGACTATATGAGGCCATGGATATTGAGTTTAGATAAATTGGTTGAGGTTCAAGGAGCTGATATTGTAATAGATTTAGTTGGATTTAACGAATTATATACGGATAGGTATTTCAAAGGAAAGGTAAAAGATATGGCACCCAAGTTAATCGAACAAATTTTGATTCCTAACCTTGGAATTTTTTTAAAAAAAATTGGATACAGAGGATATTCTTTTGGAATAGTAGTAAGAGGTAGGGGCGAATTATATAAAAATACTTTTAACGTTAAAAATCCAGACTGGGAATGAGTTCATGGGGACCACAGCCAGATCCTGGCCGCGATTATCGGGCACATCTGGCACTAAAAGCAAAAGCAAATAATCAATGGATATATAGCAAAACAACAAAAAAGTGGTATACTCCAGAAGAATTTGCATTTTCAGACGAAGATATAAAAGTTCACAGAAATCAAGCTTCTGCCCCTCAGCTGATATTAATGGACCCAAGGCAAGGACTTGATATAGCAAATGAAACTATTTTACGGGCATCCAAATTTATTCAACAACACACGAAAAAGATGTGGGAATATTATGACTTAAAACTAAAGCCAAGTAAGAATGTTAACTTTAAATAACCAAAATATAAACTATGCACACTAGCACTTTCACATACACACCCAATAAAGTTGGGGAACCAATGTTGATCCGAATTGATCAGGATGATGAAATTTATAATGTTACTATCGGTGATACCTATCTAGGAACCATGGTTAAAGATGACAACGCTGAATACGGATGGCAAACTGAAGATCAAATGTTAAAGGATGAGCTTCCAGATCTTTCATTGGCACTTAAAGAACAGGAAGCGATTTATAATCTGCCTTTTGCTTTAAAGGATCTATACACTGAAAATATTGTTGATTGGGATTGGAGCGAAGACGATAGCCTTAATATTATTGTACACCCAGATGTAGATTTACAGGAGTTTGCAAACACTATCCGCGACCAGGTATATGATGTTGTTTTGTTCGATAAAGACCTGATTATCCATCTTCACCAGGAAGGAAACAATGAAGTTGAAGAAATACATATAAACTGTTAATAAAATGGAAAATTTAAGCGTAAAAGAAGCTGAGGCATTAATCAGCTATTTCAAAGAAAACGTTATTTCTCAGGAATTTAACGATGATGACACAATTTTAAATGCTATTATAAAAAATGATGCTGATTTTGATAAAGCGTTAAAAGGCTTAGAAATATCCTGGTATGATTTTGGAGAATATCCCGAGCCGTTTACAGGAGTGGTAACAACAGAAGATGGAAGCAAAAGCGGTTCATTTGAGTATAAGCCAGGTAGTAGGTATTATTTTGATCAATTTTCTTTAAATTAGATCATGTGTTATAGAGCCACCCAAACTTCAAAAACATACGAGTATGCAGATTACTATGCTGCTCCAGTATTAAACGAAAAGGATTTAGAGGATCAGATTTATTATCACGCAAATGGTTTTGCTCATCCTAACCTGGTAGCAATATCTGCTAAGGATGGTGCACGGCAAACTGAGCGTATGCAATGGGGACTAATGCCTAATTGGAAAAAGCCTTTGCCTGACATGATAAAGCTGAGCAACAACACCCTAAATGCCAAGTCTGAGACGATATTCGATTTAGCATCGTTTAAAGGCTCAATCATGACAAAGCGGTGCATTGTGCCGGTTAATGGTTTTTTTGAGTACAAGGAGGTTGAAAAGGATAAATTACCATACTTTATCCACCCTAAAGAACATCCGTTTTTTAATCTGGCTTGTATTTATGCTTTCTATCAGAATCCAGACAATCAGGAATGGATTAAATCATTTAGCATTGTTACCGGGCCGGCTAATGAATTGATGGCCGATATCCATAACGTTAAGAAAAGACAGCCGATAATTATTTCAAACGATCAGATTAATGCCTGGTTAGACCCAACCACAAGTAAAGAAGAGGTAATTCATTTAATGAACCCATGCGATGATTCAAATATGGCAGCATACCGAGTGGATAGGGAATTGATTAAAATCGGGAATAAACCAGAGGCTTTGGACGAAGTTCCGGAAACAACTTTATTTTGATATGGCAACCGATGAAGAACTTTTAAAACGGATTACGATCATACCTGGTCTAATGGGTGGCAAGCCAACTATAAGGGGTATTAGGTTCATGGTCATGGACATAATCGAAATGATTGAATCCGGCATGACTCATAAACAAATATTAAAAGAGCATCGGATATTAGAGCCTGACGATATACCTGCAGCAATTCTTTATCACGAATTGAATAACACTACAGATTAGATTCTATTAGCAATTTTAAAGCTTTCAGTCGATGCCAAACCGGAACGTTAGCCTTACTGTCAGGATTTGCTTTTAAAGCCGCGAAATGAACCTCTAAGAACTTATCTAAGTCAGATATTACTGTGCCAGGAAAAAGCATTATAGGAGCCTTTGGTAATTCAACACTTTTAAACCAATCTTCTAACTCTTGTACGTTCATTCTTTAATTTATATTTATAATTTTATCAATTACCTGATTTGCATAAGAATCCATTACAATGTCGTCTGAAATATCACTAATATATCCCTCGTGAATAGCCAGGCTTTGGTGACCAATAAGATCTTTAGTGATGCTTGTATTCTTAATAACCTCGTTTGCAAACTTCGAAAATGTATGCCTTGCAGTATGAGGAGAAATGTTTTTTTGTATATCAACGCTTTTTGCTATCTGCTTAATATACCCACCAAGTTTAGCAATTGCATTTCGCATACCTGCTTTAAAAAGAAACTTGTCATTTCCATTCTGCACCTGAAGAAAGCTAAAAATATAACCTAATTTGTTTTTACCAGACCATCTTTTAAATATTTCACTTAGTTCTGCGCTAAGGCCTACATTATGTTGTGCTCCTGTTTTTAATTCCTTGTAATGAACCCTTCCGTCAATTATATCAGAATCTTTTAAATGTAGTAAGTCACCTATTCTTATTCCTCTTAAGTAAATACAAGCCATAAAAATATCCCGGGCTTCTTCATGCTTGCCAGTGAGTTTGGCGTCAAGCAGTTTTTTTATTTCAAGTGTTGTTAATTTACTTTTTACTGTTTTGGCTTTTGCAAATTGGAGATCTTCAAATGGATTATCAATAATCAGTTTTTGCTTTTTTGCCAGTCTCATAATTGCACCAAATACATTCATCTTCTCTTTGATGGTATTTGGATTGTTCCCTATATCTTCTGAGAGATATGCAGCAAATTTATAAATAAACCTTTCTGTAATATCTTCAAAATCAACATTCGGATAAAAAGTTAACAACTGTGCCAGGACCGTTTGATTTACATCATGCCTGGATGCCTGTTGCCTTGTTTTATAATTTTCAATCTGACTCTCAAAAAGGCTTTTTAGCGTAAAAGATTTAGATAATCCATAATTTCTTAAAGCTACTTCTATATCATTATTTATCCTTGGCGCCTCAATATTCCTTGTAGAAACCCTGTTTTTTGATGTAAGCCAATCTTTTTCACTACATTTGCCTATCACTTTTCTAATCGCTTTTCCATTTTTTATCACTTGTAAAATGATTGGATGTTGATTATCGCTGTATTTTTTGTGTTTGTAAAGAATAATTTTAGGTGTAGGCAT